ATTATAATATATATAGAAAAGAAAAGGAGAAAGAACTATGAGAAAGGTAAGCAAAGAAGATATAATTCAGATGAATGAATTGTACCAAAAACTGGGTTCCTATGCCGCTGTTGCACGTGAGACAGGTTTTAGCGCATCTACTGTTTCAAAATATGTTGATAAGAACTATAAGAAGGTTGATGAGGCGACGATAATCCGCTATCAAGGAGATTTGCCGGAGTTCGTTGTAGAGGAAGTCAGCGCTTATGAGAATCTTGGAGATTTGTGCATATTAGATGATGAAGAAGAGGCTGAGCTTAAAATTCTTTGGGGGGAGATGCAAATATGACTTATTTTGAATTAAGACCTGCAATAAATGACGACAAGGCAGTTGAAATCCAAGTTACAGAAGAGTTTTTGGATAAATACAATGTTTGTACTTCTGGAAGCTATGGGGTTTTACCTTCTCGACTTCTTGAACTTTCTTATGCCAACTATCTTCGTTTTTGTCGAGATATACTTGGCGCCACTCTTTATGGAAAAGGACATAAATATATAACCGTTTATTTTAAAAATGATTCGGCTACTCGTCAGTTTGTTAGACTTCTCAATGCAAGAATGGAGTTGGTACTAATGGACCACGAGAATCCTCTTTCCAAATATGAGAGTGTTGGAATTATCTAAAAAGGAGGAATAAGTATGAAAATATCGGTTTGTATTGGACACGGTAAATCTCAGTCTGGTCAATACGATAGCGGCGCCGTAGCAAGCGGATATCAGGAATTTAAGCTTGCGCGCGCAATAGGCAAGTGTCTAAAGCAGGAACTCAGCAAGTACAACTGCACTGTTGACCTTATAAACTACGATGGAGATAAGAGCCTTGCAGAACGTATTAAGTATGTCAACTCTAAGGGATACGACCTTAATATGGAACTCCATCTCAATGCGGGAGGCGGTACAGGTCCAGAAGTTTATTATAAACACAATAGCAAGCAGGGTAAAGCTCTTGCGGCGGCTATTAGTAAGTCAATTGCCACCAATCTTGGTCTTAAAGATAGGGGCGCAAAGACAAAGCTTATTAGCGGGCAGGATTACTTCGGATGTGTAAGAGAAATCAAATGTATGTCTTTCCTTGTAGAAACTGTGTTCATCGACACCAAGGGAGACCGCGACAAGGTTATCTATGCAAGCGGACAGGAGCAGTGCGCGAAAGCCATTGCGACTGCAGTTGCCAAATACTATGGTCTGGGACGTAAAGAGACACCGAAGCCTGCGCCTACGCCAACGCCCTCTCCGAAGCCCACACCTTCTCCCAAGAAGAGTAATACTGAAATTGCCAAAGAGGTAATCCAAGGCAAATGGGGCAACGGAGCCGAGAGGAAGAAACGTCTTGAGAATGCTGGATATGACTATGCAGCGGTTCAGAAAGAAGTTGAAAGATTGCTTGCTGAACAGAAGAAGCCCGCAAAGAAATCTGTTGACGAGGTCGCGCGCGAAGTAATCGCAGGAAAGTGGGGCAATGGTGCAAAGAGAGTGTATAATCTCACCAAAGCCGGCTACAACTATGCCGCTGTTCAGAAGAGAGTAAACGAAATTCTCAAAGGGAAATAATTTGTATTTTTCTTAAAACTTTGCTATAATATTTATAGAAAGTGAGAGAAAAAGAAATGACGAAATCAGATAAAAAATTTTTTGAGGTCGCGCGCGGTGTAAGCCAGCTATCAGACTTCTCGCGCATAAAGATAGGTTGTATTGTAGTCGATGGTAAGCGAATATTGTCAAGCGGATATAATTCCAATAAGACAAACCCGACTCAACAGCGCTACAATTACTATCGTAATATTGATGTGCACTTCCCCGCGAAAGTCCATGCAGAAGTATCTGCTTTGAACTCTCTGATAGGGAAAAAGGAAATTGATTTTGCTCGACTCAAAGTTTTCGTTTACCGAGAGCTTTGTGACGGAACGTTGGCTCTCGCGCGACCTTGTCCAAGTTGCCTACAACTTATACGAGATTTGGGAATTACAAAAATTTTCTATACCACAAAAGATGGTTTTGCGGAAGAGCACCTAAGGAAAATTTGAACTTTCTCCAAATTAATCGTATAATATATATAGAAAGTAGGAAATCTACTTTCTTCCGCTAACTGGCAAGCTGAGGTTGCTTCTCCTACCCCACCTTAGTTTGCCTAACGCTTTGGTAAGGTATATGGACTTACATTGCGGGCGAGTGCGTTAAGCACGGGTGGAGTGGCTGCCCATCCTGACATAAATAGCAGCCATTTTATGGGAGTGTAGTCCAACGGCAGAGACAGCAGATTCAAAATCTGTTCAGTGCGAGTTCGAATCTCGCTACTCCTACCAGTTGTATTCCGCCTTTGTGGGATATACCAAGCGTTATCATGGATTTTGGTTGTTAAACTACCACCGGCGCGCAAGTGATATGTGGCATTAGTGGGAAACGCTATATAAGGACGCAAAGCAAACAACCCTTTCCTTTCTTTGAACCTTGAAAAAAGCATATCTTATAACTCAGTGAATAGTTCGTTTTCAGACGGACACTGAGGCGCGCTGGTAAGTCAGTTGATATTATACGAAGCAAGGATACTTGCGGATACGGCTGTATCATAAAAGGTGACGATTATGATGGAGGTTAGTAGCCAAAACGAGAGGTGCGGCGCTCAGTAGTATGTAGATAAAGGTAGTATATGAGTCGGGGACGCAATAGAGACACAAGGGGATTTACGGAAAACCTGTGCCGAATCAAGTTAGGTATTGTGTGGGAAACAATACAGACCTTGAACTTAAATTGTCGGAGTGAGTCGCAGTTGCTGCGTCAGAAAACTCCCAGAGGTTAATCTCTGCTGACAGTTCTTCCCAATAAGTCCTTTCTGCTGTGACGGTTGAGAAATCGACCTATAAGACTTGTAAGAAAACTCCGAGTAGGCAAAACGGCGTATTGATTAATGGCTTTTTAACTTTTTAGTGACACTTGTTATAAAAAGTTCTGAATTGATGCTGAAAGGTATGGGTAACCAATCCCCATAAGAGCTATGTAGAAGTAATTCTTAGGGTAAGAAGTTAATGAACGACGGTTTATTGGCTCAGACTTATCTTCTCTTTGACTGAATATATTTGCGTACTATGCAGGGTAGGACGAAGGTCCATAAGATATGCTTTTTTCAAGGTTTAAGTATGGCAGGGAGTCACGGTGACCGATAAGCCTCATAAGCTTGTTTTTGTGGGTTCAACTCCCACCCCTGCAACCATAATGCACTCTTAGCTCAGCTGGTAGAGCCGCTGCCTTGTAATCAGCAGGTCATGTGTTCGAATCACATAGAGTGCTCCAACAGTTAGTCGTCGCAAGACAGATTAAACGAAAACCTTGTTTCGTGGAACCTTCGAGGCTTGGGGCAACGAAGCAAAACAAAGTCTCCAAGATATTTTTCGGTAGTTAGAAGAAAACCGTATAGGACGGAAGGGTTTGTAGGTCTGTGCCGCGCAAGGAATTGCGGAAACGATAATGACCAGTCTTTTGAATCCGGGGAAGAGACGAAAACCTACACAATACTCCGGCTTGGGTGAGTGGCTGAAACCAACGGACTTTGACTCCGTCGAGGAAACTCCACGTCAGTTCGAATCTGACAGCCGGTGCCATTTATTTTTTAATGCTATATAAAGGAGGTTACAATGGAAAAGAAGAATTTTCCCATGGGTGGATGTCTGCCCGAAGAAAAAGATATACGAGATTATAAGCTAAAAGCGGGTGTCGTATCTGAAGCGGCGCTTCCCGAAGAGTTTGTTTTTGGCGTCAATGTGCCTGTTAAGAATCAGGGCGCGGTAAACTCCTGTGTCGCCCATGCAATGTCAAGTATTTTGGAGACCCATCTTGGGGATGTTGAGAGTGATGATAAGACTCTTTCAACTAACTTTATCTATGGTACTCAGAAGCTTCTTCACGGACACACGGGAGAAGGTATGTATCTACGCGATGCTTGTGCGACTGCGTTGAAATATGGCGATATGGTTTACGATGATTGCCCCGGCAATATCGAGGTTCCAGATTGCTATGAGAGTGCAGAGGCAGCACTCAATGTCCCTTCCAAAACGGAAAAGGCTTATCATTATCGTATTAATAGATACTTTAGTTGTAACTCGCCCGCAGAAATCAAGTATGCGATTTATAATTATGGACCTGTGCTCGCCGCGTTGAATTGGAGTTATAGTTTTTATGTTGATGATGAGGGAATCTTGAGAACGGACGATGAGAAACCCGAGTATTGCGGCGGACACGCAATTATGGTTATTGGCTGGACAAAAGATGGATTCCTTTGTCAGAACTCTTGGGGCGAGGATTGGGGTCTCAACGGAAAGTTTATACTTCCTTATACAATGAGTTTTACCGAAGCTCGCGGCATTGAGGATTATGATAATCGACTTGACGAAGAAGACGATCCCATCAAAGAGCCTTCACTTGTGGCTACATTGAAGATTGTTTATATGATTATAAATAAGATTCTGAATTTCTTTAAGGGAAGAGGTCAGACTAAATGATAAAAATTGAGAATACAGAAATTGTTGGATGGGAAGCCGCAATTAGAGGTATGAGAAATCCACTGAACTCTTGGGAGAAAAGCGATAGTGTTAAATGTTATGCCAATGCTAATTGTCCGGGAATTTGTAAAAATAACGTGTCTGGAATATGTATCGGCCCAAATGATCTCGACCTCATGAAACGTCTTCGTAATGCTGGCACAGACCATCGCAAGTTTATGAGGATGATCACGATATATGTGGATATTACGGCTCCTCTGTACTGGTGGAAAGAATTTGATACTTACAAGGTAGGTACGGTTGCTAATTCGTGCTCAACTATGCACAAGATTCATGCGAAGGAGTTTACACTTGATGATTTTAGTTGTGAACATCTGTTTAATACCCCTGAATCCGAGTTTAACGATTCCATGGACGTTCTTAAAGAAGTGATCGATATTTTAAACCTTTATAGAGATCGTTTCGTTAAAAATCCGCATTGTAAAGATTACTGGTGGCAACTTATTCAGTTGCTTCCATCCTCCTACAATCAGCGCCGCACCGTAATGCTGAACTACGAGGTACTTGCGAATATTTATAAGTCTCGTCGTAATCATAAGCTCGATGAGTGGCACGTATTTTGTGAGTGGATTGAAAATCTGCCGTATTCAGAACTTATTACTGATGGGGGAGCGGAAAGCGAACCTACTTCAAAGAAAAACTAAGATAGAAGTATGAAAAGAGCCGTAACTGGCTCTTTTTTCTTTAGACAAAGCTCTTACAAGGCACTTATAAATAGAGAGCTTGAACTCTTTTTAAAGGAGGTTTTTATATGAAGAGAAGAAATCCTTGCACACTATCAGTAAGGATAAACAATCAAACTTCTTACCCTATAGAGAAGATTGAGTTTATTTTCAAACCTTATCTTACCGAAAATGTACTCACCGACTCTACTGTGAAGAAGGTATACACAAGCTCGGGTTCTTCAGAAGTTACATTAGGCGATAATAACGACCTTTATATTGTCCCATTTACAGCAGAGGACACCCTCAAGTTTGAACCGGGGCAGACCCTTTATATGGATACCCGTATTAAAATGATAGATACGGACAATGGTAATAAAGCCATTTATCCCGAAACAGGAGTCGTTCCATTAACAATGAATGGTACACTATTTGAAGATAATCCCGGCGAAGGAGGTTGATGAAGATGGGACTTAATTATGTTGATATTTCTATCGCGCCTCCAATTTTTACAGAAACTACTATAATCCCCGGCAAGCAGGGTATACAAGGTATACAAGGTATTTCGGGAGTTTATGTAGGAGAGAACGCGCCAACCGAAGCCGATGGTGAGTATAATGTTTGGATAAAAACCAATGGCGAAGAAATGGACTTTAGGGGTAATGGAATTACAGATTTTGAATATTACTATGGTATTTCTACCCAACAGGGGGTAATGCCTACTAATTGGCAATCTACCCCTCCAGATATGGTCGATAATGCTTTTGCTTGGACAAAGATTGATATTAAGACCACTGACAATCTGGAAAACAAAACCTTCTATGTTGTAGCCAAGCAAGGTACTCCCGCAGGTTTTGATAATAGTAAATGCACTGCTACAATTCCCGCGAATGATACTTGGGCAGCAAATCCCACAGTTACAGTTACTCCTGTTGGTGGTGATACAGATAAAGGCTTCCAGTTTGCATTTAAGCATTTGCGCGGGAAGGGTATCAAAAGTGTAAGGGCTTTATATGCCGTTCACACCAGTCCTACACAAGCGCCCGCGGATAGTAGTTTTTCTACAAGCTTACCCGAGGTTGTCGGGCAAGACAAATATCTTTGGACAAAAGTAGAAGTGGAAGTAGATGATGGAACCGTCTATGCTTTTCCCTTTGTTTCCAAAACCGGCGATAAGGGCGAGAAAGGCAATACGGGAGCCGCCGCGGGATTTGCGGCACCGACCGCAACCGTAGATGACAACGTTGGTACTCCTGCGGTTTCTGTTACAGCGTCTGGTTTAGACACAGCAAAACAATTTGCATTTGCTTTTACGAATTTGCGCGGAGCTACGTTTACGCCATCGGTTAGCGAAGCAGGGGTTTTGAGTTGGAGTTGTGATAAGGCACTGGCGACGCCCGCAGACTTGGATATGGTTGGCAAAATAAAAACCGCTTTTAGTGGTGGGTGTACTTTCCAAGTTTTAAATGCCGCGCCACCTGAGGGAACGCCGGACACTATGATAAGTTTGGTGGTGGATAATAATGCCAACGCTTGAGTTTAAGATCCCGGATAGTATAACAAGTTCGAGTGCAGACGAGGTAACAATATCATATAACAACATTTCTACAGATCTGGATAATGCTAAACTTCCACGTTATATACAGTGGACCAGTGGTACGATGACCTGTACAATAAAGAAGAACACCGGCTTGGGTAAAATGCCAATATCAATGAAAATAGGCAATTTAACTATTTATACAGACTCCGAAGGTATACCTACTGTGGGAGATCCTACACCACATTCAATAACTATAACTCCAGATACCGCTAATATTTCTACTGTAATTGTTCTATCTGGTAGTGGAAAATATTCAATAGGAACCCCTTCTTGGATATTTGGGCAAAATGGTACTACAGCGAGTAAAAAATATACCTATTCTAACACAGGACTCACCATCAACTATGAAAATCCCATATATACTATACAGGGACTCTCAAACAATCCTGAATGGGGAGAAATAACAGGCACAGGTGACTTTGAAATTATCGAAAAAGGGAAGATATTAACTCCAACAATAACCGCTGTCCCTAAACCCAACTGCCGTTTTCTTTGTTGGACTGATGGCGTCATGACGTCATCGCGAGAGGTGGTTTTGAAGGAATCAGAACTCAGCGCTCATAATGTTACCAAAACCTATTCGGCTCTCTTTGCGCCGATTGCTTTATATGCTGGTGCCACTCCCATTTCTGAGATTTATGTAGGCACCAAAAAAGCAAAAGTCTATCGTGGCTCAACCCGAATCCTATAAAAGAGGTGATAAAATGCCAACTGGACATATTCCAATATTACAAATAAAAACAAAAGATGGAAAATGGCTTCCCGTAAATGCTATTGGCGGGCAAGTCGCAAGCAAGGTTCTTTACAATAATGCCTATCCAACCGTTGAGCAAGCGCTCGACTATCTCTTTAAGAATGGAACTGGTGGTGGCGGAACGGGTGGCGCGTCAACGGCAGAGGACATCAGCTACACAATATCAGAAGATATTCAGAATCAATTTCCGGAACTGGCCGTGCTTGAGTCTGACACAGTTAAAAACGGACTTGATCTCGCAATGTATTATGCGCTTGCCGGTATGCTTGCAGAAAACATCGCTGTTGATTTTCAAACTTCGGGAGGCACGTCTTCAATTAGTTTGCAGAATCTTTATGATTATTCTATTCTTCCTGCGATTGAGAAAGCCCACGAGCATAGTAATAAACCGGTGCTTGACAATCTCTCTGTTTCAAACGGAAAACTCCAATATAACGGCTCTGATATATCCGTCACAAAAGACAATGTCGTCGCCGCACTTGGCTATACTCCAAAACCAGTATCCCAGGAAGTCTACTTCCCAGGCTCAAACATAACCCTTGAGGACAACACCGAGTATCGCCTCACAAATGTCACAACCTTAAATCTAACCTATCCGACAGGCAACTTCGAGTGCTGGATGCGCCTGAGCTTCGCAGCAAACGGCGATGCTACGGTTACTCTGCCGGTAGACACAAAATATCTTGGTGCAGTTCCCAATTTCAAAAACGGCGAGACATGGGAACTTGGCTTCAAGGATAAGGTTCTGGCGGCGCAGAAGGTTGGTGACGGCACTTGAATAGGCGTAGACTGATATGGCAAAAGGCGCAAGAGCAGATCAGACTGCCTGAAGGTTATACCGCATTAGAATATATCCAATCCTCGGGCACTCAATATATCGACACTGGGCGCAAGCTGACTCAGGATTCTGATATTACTATAGATTTCAAACTAATCAATAATAACAAAAGCGTGGGCATACTCGGTTCGCGTGAAAGCGCGGAAAAAAATAATCTTGCGATGTTTAGAGATGGAGGCCTTTTCATTGGCGACTTTTCCGAATATCCAAAATACCGTTTTAAGACGAATTCATCATTTAACCGAACAAAAATCCGAATGAACAAAACTGGCGTGTTGGTTAATGGTGTTTCAAACACATCTTGGAGCGGTGTTGCCAACTTCGAGACGCCGACAAATGGACTGATATTTGATGTCGGCAATAATAACTGGACGGGCAATAAGGCTGTTATGCAATTATATGGATATGTAGATGGCAACGCCCAAAAGCTTGTCCCGTGTCTCGATGTAAACGGCGTGCCATGTATGTTTGATTTGGTTTCTCAAAAACCTTTTTACAATCAAGGCAGCGGTAGTTTTACTTGGGGGTGATTAAATGTACGGAAAACTGGTAAACGGCGAGCTTCGCGGCGCGCCAAACCCTTTAAAAACCGAAGAATCCTATATCTTCACAAATAATGCTGCTATATATCTCGCTAACGGCTATAAGCCGATAATTTTAACGGACTGCCCGTCTGACGGAAAAAGTTACATCGACTCATGGACAGAAACAGATGCCGAAATAACGCAGATATGGACGGAACTGCCGCAGACGGACGAAATTTCAGATTCAGAAGCACTTTCAATTATAACTGAGCGAGATGTTCAAACTTGAAAACTTCCTAAAATTTTGTTATAATATTCTTAACGCAATGAAAAAGGAGAAAATCTATGACTGACCCTGTAATTGTTCAAATTCCTACCGAAGTTGATAATCTTCAACTACCCGACCCCAACCTTCTAAGCTTCTACAAAGAAAAAGAAGAAAGATGTTTTTGGATAGATGAAGAAATAAGCAGCCAAAGTCTTGAGATATGTCGTCTTATAATCCAATGGAATCGAGAAGATGAAATTTTACGCTTACCCCCAGAGCAGCGTAAACCTATAAAATTCTTCTTCTTTAGTCCCGGCGGCGACCTCGATGTCAACTACACAATTATTGACACCATTCGTATGAGCGAGACCCCCGTCTATGGCATTAACATGGGAAGTTGTTGCAGTGCGGCGGCATATATCTATCTTGCTTGCCATAAACGCTTTATGCTTCCTCACGCATATTTCCTCTTCCACCAAGGTAGCGGCGCATTTAACGGTTCTTACTTGGAGATACTTTCTCAAATTCAATACTACCAAGAGCAAGTTGAGGAACTAAGTAGTATAATGAAAGAAAGCACAAACTATACCGATGAAGAACTGGCAGACAATATTGCGGGCGAATGGTATGTTCGTGCAAATGAAGCGTTAGAAAAAGGGGTTTGTCACGAGATAATAAGTGATATAAAAACCCTACTATAAGGAGATAATAAATGGATAATCTGTATAAAGGTTATAGAGAGCTTATAATGGACGAGAAAAATGTGGCACAATTTTATGCGGACCCTGCCGCGTATTGTAGTGACCTTGTAAATTTAAATCCAAATGAGTTCTTACTTTTGCAAGATTTACACGGAGAAACTTTTGATGTGTATAAAAATTCACCAAACGGTCCTGCGCCTGTTCGATATCCAATAGTGTCCTCCCGCGCAGTTGGAACTTTGAAGCCGCGCAATATCAAACAGAAATTAGCGTTGGCACTATTGCAGGATGAAGCGGTCGGAGTTAAACTTCTTCGAGGTGTATATGGATCGGGCAAAGACATCCTAATGCTTTCCCAAGCCTTACACGATATCGAGCTTGGTAAATTTCAAAAGCTTGTATTTATTCGACCGAACGTGTCAATAAAAGATGTCCCTGATATTGGATATCTAAAAGGCGATGCTTATGAGAAACTAAGCTGGACATTGGGTCCGTTTTATGATAAGCTGGGCGGTGCAGAAGGAGTCGAATATCTAATTGATGAAGGTGAGCTTGAACTCGTACCCCTGCCTTTTATACGCGGCCGCAGCTTTGAGAACTCGATTGTATATGTCTGTGAGGGGCAGAATATTACAACGGAAATTGCAAAGCTATTGATTTCTCGTGTAGGTGAGGGATCAGAGCTTTGGATAAATGCGGATACACATCAGACGGATAATAAGATTTATGATAGAGATAACGGAATTATTAAGATGATTGATAGATTGAAAGACGACCCTCTTTTTGGAATGGTTTATTTAGATAAGACAGAGAGAGGAGCCATTGCAAACTTAGCAAACAAGCTTGATGACTGAGTTTTAGTAGGCTTTGCCTACTTTTATATATAAAGGGAGGGGAGAAAAAAGAAAAGTTTTCTCCCCTCTTTATGTTTTAGGAAGGAGGGAAGATAATTGGACGATAATTCTATTTGGAACAATCTTGTTGCTTTACATACAAATCCTGCTGCATGGGCTGAAGAAGGTGAAGAACTTTTTTCTTCTTCAAATGCGTTTGCAAATAGTAAGAATATTGATACACAAAAAACACGACTTGAAAGACAAATTAAACTTTTGCAAGACCAAGAAACAGCAGTATATGACAAGTTTTTTGCGGACTGTAAGACGTATGATGACTTTATTAGAAGGCTTCGGGAGCTATTTGATACAAAACATAATGTTGATATGCAGATAATCCAGAACTTTGCCGCAGAAAAAATTCAAGTTCTATTAGATAAAAATTTTGGAACTCAAATGTTGCCTTCTAAAAATCTTATTACAGAAATAGAAATTAAAAATCCAGATGTAACAAAAATTGATATTGGTAATATATTAAAAGGAACATCTGGAAACTTTAAGTTATCTAATAATATAATTAAGCTTGATATTAGAATGGATGACGCTGGAATTAAAGCAATGAAAGAGCTGTTAAATAAAGCGCAAGGAAAGCACTTTCGTACGGACTCTCTCGGAACAGATTGTCTGAAGACTTATCTCAAGCATCTCATAGTTGAAAAAAATTTACCAAAAGAAACACGGGAAGAAAAAATTCAGGCAATAACTAAAGGGTTTCGCACTACGAAATTTATTGGAGATTCAGATCTAAGATATACTCTTGCAGATATTAAAGACCCATCTAAAAAAGCGAACATACGACACGCCACTAAAAAAATTAAAGACTTTTTTTATTCATCAGAGGGATTAAATGTAGCAAGTGGTACTCGGGCATTAAAGAAGGCATTTCAGCGAACATGGAAAGATAATATAAACAGGATAGAATATGGCATTGCTTTTTTCTTAAAGGGTGGCACTTTAACCTACTTTAATGGAGCATTTGGAGAATTTCAGACGGCTCTGTTATCTAATTATATATTGCGACGCACTGGTATTAAAGACAGCACATTGGCTTCCAAAATTTCTAACACCATAGGACAGGCAGAACAAGCTAAAATTGATGTTAAGCTTCTTGGAGATTTGGGAATACAAGTAAAAAACTATAATCCCTATACCTATAATTATAATCCTATAGAAACGAATACCACTGCTGAATCCTTTTTAAACAAATTAGGTAATAGTGGCCAAGAAATACCTGTTGATGATCAAGCTCAGGTGACATCTTTAACATCGTTTTTGGCTAACTATGCTTTTTCTCAAGATTATCGAGCGATGGCAGGAAAAGATACAATACCATCAGTAGAAGAGATAGAAAAATCTCTCGAAAACTATGCAGGTGAGTTATATAATCTTTCAATAATTCAGCCTACCCCTCAGTCTACGGCTTATTCTGATACTGTTTTATTCTATTCATTTAGTGGAATGTATCTTGTACCAGCTTCAGTTATTCTTCAAGCAGTTTATGACAATCTTAAAAATGAGAATCATCGGACTAATATGGAAGTTTCCATAAAATGGAAAGGAGATGGTTTGTCATCAAAAGATATGCAGGAAAAACAAAAAGACAATAGCCCCTATTGGACAACATATTGGCATAAAGCAGCAAAGGGTTCGGGATATCGAGGTAGTGGATGGAGCCGTCAACCCGCACAAGATACAAAGATTAAGAACTTATTAAGTGTTACACGTATTAAAACAGGCTTTAAAGTAACAAATGGTTTTGATAACAATGGTAAAATAGATATTGCCGGACGTTTAAACCTTAATAAATATAAATTATTTAAATAAACTGACTTTTTAACTGAGAATTGGGAGAAATAAAAGTCAACTAATTGGAGGTTACTATGAAACTAAAAAACTTTCTCTCCCTCGGTGTGTTCTTACTAATCTGTGGGCTACTGTCCGCCGCGACTGTAAGAACGATACCCGCGGAGAAATCAGCGGACGGAACGCTTAACACAACCACAACGTCCGCTGTCTGCGAAACCACCACTGAGGAAGAGACGGTTATAATTGAAACTGAAACTGAAACCGAAATTATAACCACAACGAAAGCAATCGAAACTACAACGCGCGCGACTATAAGAAAATCGAAAGCGTCAATGCACGTGCCGTCAGAGATTTCTAATTTTAAGTCGTATATGGATTATCGAATGATAACCCGCGGCGCACAACTTGAATTGCAGAAACAAGCTTATACAGATGCTAATGGCTGCCGCAAGGTTGGTAATTACTTCTGCATAGCGCTTGGCTCGTATTATGGAAGTGAAATTGGTGCTAAGTATCGTATTCATCTCTCGGACGGTACAAGCTTCCTTGGAATACTGGCCGACCAAAAAGCGGACAAGGACACAAACGCAACAAATCAATATACAATCTACAATCGAGATATTATTGAGTTTATTGTTGATACTAATCGTCTGCCTTCCGCAGTACAACTAAGTGGGTCGCTTAGTTCTTTGGAAAAGTTTGAGGGGAAAGTCGTAGGAATCGACAAACTTTGACTTTTTTAAACATTTTTGATATAATATAAGTGTAATATAGGAGAGAAAGGGAGGTAAAAGGAAATGCTTATGGGATTTGATATGTTTAATGATTGCCTTGAGACGATTGAGGAATGTGAGGATAAGAGGGAATCATTAGCAGAACTTGGCATTGAATTTTCGGATAACTCAATTGTGGAAGAGATGGAAAACAGGCTGATAGAGGTTGTTCTTGCCGCTGCACCGACTTCAAATGAAGCCAATGTCATCCTTTGGTGGATGTGGGAGAATGGTTTTGGTAAGAATCGGAGTCCTCTAAGTTGGAACGGGCGCATCCAATATTTGAATAGCGCGGAAGAGCTTTGGAATTTCATCAACAAAGGAGTAAATGGAGGAAGGGAGGCTTGATTAAGCCTCTCTTTCTTTTTTAGTTGGAGGTAGTAGTGAAAAGAGTTAAGAGAGCATTACTGTTTTGTCTCTTTGGGTTTCTTGTGGTTATAATCTTTTCGTTAATCTTAGATTCTAACTTACAAGGCGTGCAAGGGTCTAAACCTATCAAAGAAGATGAACCGAATACGTATAGCGTTGGCAGTTATGTGGATCTGTTTATACTGGACGGGTCGCCGCATTGTGAGTATCTGTTTGTGGATGTGATTGTAAATGGAAAACTTACTCATGTAGATGAGGATACCCATACAATTATACTCCAAGACCTTAATGATGAATCTCGATACTTGCGCGCGATTGTACCAAAAGAAAAATGGACAAAAGTAAAATTCTTCTCGAAAGGACAAAAGATTTATATTAACGCCTATGCAATCAAACTAACCTACTTTAATGAACCAATAGTAGAGGTTCGTGAGATAGGAAAAATTTGAATTTTTTCCTTTCCTTTGATATAATATTTATAGAAAATGAAAGGAAGGAAAGAATATGTCTATGACCAGAGGGTTGGACTATGTTAATGAGCTTGCGAATGGAAAGCAGATTTACAAAGAGGCAAAAAATCTGTTAGCATTTTCTGACTGTGTGTATAATTGCGGTGGTTTTGCATTAGGAATTCCGGACTGGTATCTTCCGTATGCCGACGATGGTGAGTATGAGTCGGAAGAATTGGACGAATGTTATTACCAGTATTGTGATGACTTTCACCCGGGTTATGGCAAGCGATATGCAAAAGCCTGTACTGCGCGCGGTCGTATTATGGTTGATTTTATGGTCAATACGCTCGATTATGTACGAGAGATTCAGCATTCGTCAGAGGTAGCCGATGATGAGTATTTGGTTCTTTTCCGAGCTTCTGGTGATGACTTTCACTTTATAAGACGAATGGAAGATGGCTCATGGGCACACAAGATGGGTAGCTCCAAAATCAAAACGCTTACACGCAAAGAGATTGAACCCGCTTGGCACACAACGTATAATAATTATCAAGGAAAGGTTTTCCTTTTGGCTGTGAAAAAGCAGCACGACCAGCCCGAATATTAAGAGCTTTGAAATTTTTGAAATTCTATGGGAATTTTAGTATAATATATATAGAAAGTGAAAGAGAAAGAAAGAAAGGGGAGGCTTCTGAAATGACTGAATGTTATCCTTGTTTTCGTGAAGATGTAACCGCAGATATAAATGCTCTTGGACTTCAAGACGAAGTTGTCTATTGCGAGAATAGTAGTTATGAAAAAGTCGTTTATGATGAAGATACCGATGTAACGGTTTGGTCAGGAGCCTCCCGCCTTGTATTTCCTTATCACAACCTTGTTTGTAAACTTCCCGTAACCAAGATAGCTCGTTGGGAAGAGAACGAAGATGGCGAATGGGGAGAAGAGGAATATCGATGTGATTTTGATGACCATTGCGCGGTAGAGTTAGAGAATTATGAACTCTCTATTAAGGAAGGACTTGATGAAGCTTTCGCGCCTTGTGAGTTTTATGATACGGTGAATGGTATTCCGGTCTATGTTATGGAGCGAGCAGAAAAAATGAAAAAGGGAATAACTCCTTCAAAAGCAACTTCTGAAGCTTGCGAAAAAGATGAGCTTGACTATTCTTGGGACCCTTCACTTTGGGAAGTTTTTGTTCAGTATTATGGTATTGAGTTTTGTAAGAAGCTGACTACTTTCCTTCAAGATAATTATATAAATGATATTCGCTTTGAGAACTGCGGAATGATTAATGGACGACCTGTTCTTATTGACTATTGTGGATACTGGGGAGATTAAGAATGGAAGATGTTTTTATGGTTTCGTTTTCAAACAAAGAAAATTTCCATAGGTTTATGGATATAGCACTCGACGAAGGTTGGGAATGTATCGTAAGTGCTGATTGTGAAGGAGTCCCAATGATTCAGGTTAGTTCTGCTGCACAGTATGGTGGTCCAGTAGCCGCTTGGAAAGAGCAGGAGTAATATAAAAGGCGACTAAGTAAATTTACAACTACGGTCTTTTGAATTTCGTTTGATGCCGTCTTGTTTATATTATAAAGGAAAGGAAAAAACTATGGAAATAATTAAAGATACTTATAATAAGTCCACCGAATGTTTTAATTGTGGTTCTACTTTTTTATACAATGAAAAAGATATCGAGCCTGTGTATCCATCAGCCGAATATAAGAAAACATATACTGATATGATAAAAAGTAGAAAAGATGTCGATTATGTTAATTGCTATAAAGGTAAGGCAATACACTGCCCTCTTTGTGGTGCAATAATTCTTGTTGAGGAAGTAAAGTTTTTTGGTAGAAAAGGATAAGATGAGCACTCTTAGCTTAGTTGGTAAAGCATTTGACTTTTAATCAAAAGAGCGTGGGTCCGATTCCCACAGAGTGCACCAGAAGGTCGGTTCGATTCCGACTCGGTGGTCGAGGTCTGGCGAGAAGAGAGGTAGGTTCGATTCCTACAAAGCACTGGTGAGCAAAATGACCAAAGGTTTGAGGGTGCGTTTATATTCGGACGGTAATGACCTTCGCGCGGCGAGAAAACCCTCACAGCTTGAATACAATGCGGGCAACCGCTTAGAATAGGAGAGGAATATTTATGAAGATATACTGGTCAATTCTTACAAATCGAGGCTATCCTACGAAAGAAGATAAGCTAAGAGAAGAAGAAGAATATCTGCGTCAGTTAGAAAAAATTCGTTTAATGCTGGGCGCAGAGAAAGAGTCAAACAAAAGAGAAGAAGAGTTTGAGGTGCTTGTAGATTCGGTTAAGAGCCTATACGAAACCGTCAGTATAAAAAGAGCCGACTGCGAGGAACAAATCGAAAATGCGGAAGCAAAAATAGAAGCTGCGCGCGAAGAGTATGAGCGGGTTACAGAGACAGGAAAGAAAATTATCGACTGTAATATGAGTATAATAGAAGAATTTGAGCGCGCTAAGAGAGAAACTTTAGAAGAGCTGTTGGGTATTTTTTACAAGCACAATGGAGACTTTACCGAAAAAGAGCTTAAAGAGCTTGAGAACTTGATAGCAAAGTAAAATAAAACGAGAACCATACGAACTCCTAATTCGTATGGTTTTCATTTACTTTGGAAGATTTAATGTCTGATAAATATTTAATTAATTAAGGTGGTGGTCTTATGTCACATATTTATGTGACGGGTTAGCGACACTCATGGTAATATCGATTGCCAAAAATTTGATAACCCTTACTTCCCTGCGGCGGAGGGTGATTATGTTATAATTTGTGGAGACTTCGGCGCAGTGTGGGACGGGACAGAAAAAGAGCAGAAGTTGCTGGACTGGTATAACGACAAGCCTTGGACGACTTTATTTTGTGACGGAAATCATGAGAATTTTGACCTTCTTTCAAAGTACCCCGTGGAAGAGTGGAATGGTGGAAAGGTTCATCGAATTAGACCAAAAGTCCTCCATTTGATGCGCGGGCAGGTCTTTACGATTGAGGGTAAGACATTTTTTGTAATGGGCGGCGCATCGTCGATTGATAAAGAGTATCGTACGGTAGGATTAAGTTGGTGGGCGGAAGAGCTTCCAAGTGTCCGTGAAATGGAAGAGGGGTTCGCAAACTTAGAAAAAGTTGGGTATAAAGTTGACTATGTGATAACTCATAGTGCGCCGACAACGGTATTAACTTCAATTAATCCAACTTATAAACCTGATGCAGTCACAAAATATCTTGCAAATATACAACAAATGACGAAGTATACTCATTGGTACTGCGGACATTACCACACTAATAAAAAGTTACCATATAATTGTACAACAATTTATAATGCGTGGTGTCGTTTACCAAAGGAAAATTGATATTTTCTTTTTTATATAGTATAATATATATAGAAAGTGAAAGGAGAGAAAGATATATATGGGCAAAGTATATACTCTGGTTCGATTTTCAAAGACGGGTAACATTTACTATGGCTCTTATGACACTATTGGACAAAGAGCGCGCAACTATATCTGTACTCCAAAAGAAGCTTATGATGCGGCGGATGATATTTACGACATGACTTCTTTTTGGAGAGAGAAAGAAAAAAGAGATGGCTGTAATGCCTACACCCATGAGTGTCTTACTGGCACTGAACCAGACTGCGATGATGTTGAAGTTTATGTACCAAGCCTGCATATGACTTTTCTCTCTAAAGGAAGCGAGCAGAGAAAACTGATATCGGGTTGGACCAGAGGAAGCTCTCCTACCAAAAAAGGGATGCCCCAATGGGTAAAGGGGTTTGAATATTGTCGCCCCGAAAGAAAAAGAAAAGAGCGAATAGGCGCACTCAATAAGTTCGATGAGCGAATGATGGAAGTTAACTCAAAGCCTCTGCCGGAGCCTATAAGAAAGCAGCGAGAAAAAGAAGCTTTTAAGAAGAAGTTCAAATCGGCAAAAAACGCCAAAAGAATTGAAGAGTTTTGTGTAACTTTTAAAGAGACTTGGCTGAGAATGCTTGATTGGCGATTCGGGCAGTTGATTTTAGAAGATGATGAGATGCTGGAGATGCTGAAAGAAGTTATCACCGCTTATGATAAATATACTGAAACCTAAGTGTGCGGCGGACCATAAAAGTTAATGGTTGCGCGCATTGTAAGCATTTACATAAGCTTTTCTTATCGGTTCACATACAATCTCACCTATACTTTTGATTTTTAGAAATTTTTTTGTTATAATATATATAGAAAGTGAAAGGAGAGAAAGAAATGAACTACTGGGAAGAAATTGCTGAGAAAGTTGCGGAAGACTTCGGCGTTATGGTAGATGACGAGGACCGCTTCTTTGTTTGCCCCGAGTGCGGCGAGCCGATATATGAAGATGATTGGAAAGAGAGCGATTGTCTTGGTGTTGACGGCGAAGCTTGGTATTGCCCGATTTGTGGAGAGCCTTTAGTAGAGAGATAAACAAGAAGGACCAACGCACTATTGTATCGATTTTCTGACAGAAGATTATTAAAAAGGAGATAATAAAAATGGAAGTAAGAATTATATATGTAGCTTTTCCGGGAACTTCTTATGAGAAAACATTTGAAACTGAAGAAGAGTGCCTTAATTATGAGCAGATGGAAACTCCAGAGATGTGGGATGTAGAAGGTAAAAGAACCCTCAACGGAGAAGAAGCAATGTTCGTAAAAGTAGACGAAGATATGATGCCGGTTCTATTTGATAAATATGGAAAGAAAAATTTTCCCGGACTTGATGAAGAGGACTATGGATGCTTCTATTGGGACGATTACGATGAGACATTCCATTATCTTGACGAAGCGACAATGAGAAGAGTTCAGAGGTTTATGAATACACATGAGATAGCGCCTTGTTCACGCTATTCCTGTTGGCAAGGAAAGGAGATTAGGTAGCATGATGATTTATGTGATACCTAAAGACGATGATGAACCCATTAAAATCGTTTTTGAAGGTGGGAAAGGGTCTGGTTCCATAGTGGAGGATGAACAGGTATATCTTATTGATGAGCACCCAAGCCCCGAAGAAGTTGGAAAAGCATTTAGAACATTATATGAAAGATTAATGTCTATAGAAGAAGAAGTAAAGTTTAAACAATAAAAATAATTGCTACCTATTATAGAAAGGGAAAAATTTTATATTGGTAAAGTTGGACACTACTGCGTGGCGGTAGTGTCTTTTTTGATAAGAAAAGAGGGTCGCGCGCATCGTGGGTTGGAGAGAAGGTAGGAAGGAAGTAGGAGTTCTTTTTTTGAAATTCGAAAATTGACCGAAAAACGCAGAGGAAATAGTAGGTTTCTTCTACTTCTTAATGTAAGTAGAAATGTAAGTAAAAATACAAGTATAATTGTAAGTATAAATGTAAGTATACTTATAAGTATACTTGTATTTTTACTTGTAAGTATACTTATAAGTATACTTACATTTATACTTATAATCTAACTTACAATAATTCTTTTTTCTTTCTTCGTAATAACCCCTTTCTCTTTTCGCACATTTAGCATCGAGCGCGATGCGCGAGAGGCGGTATGGCGCGAAAGGAGAAAGGGCTTGTAAGCCGAATTGTAAGTTTTAGTGTAGGTTGGATTATAGGTATACTTATAAGTATACTTATAAGTATTTGGAAATTTTTTTCGGAAAAAACGAGGGGAAGGGGAAATGGGGGTAGTGTGGGTCGGCTTACAAGTATACTTATAATCTAACTTATAAGTATTTGGAAACTTTTTCCCGAATGGGGGAAGGGGACTTGTGGAAGGGGGAACGCGAAAGGGGTGTAGGGAAAGGGGCTTTGGTTTTTGTGGGCTTTCGCCCCGGTCGCTAACTCGTAAGCCGACTTACAATAAGACTTGTAATCCTACTTATAATCCCTCGTATTGCCCAATACCTCCGACGTTGCAAGGGGAGGGACGGCCGTTGGTGCCTTTGGCATGGCGGAGCTATGGTTGGGAAAACGCGGCGGCGAAGGGCAAAGTTTTTGGTGGTCTTAGAAGGTTTGGGAAGTGGCTAAGGAGTTGTGAAAACCTGTTAGTACCTGTAAAAGTGGCTGTCCTCAAGGCTGCCCTCAAATTTCGTAGATTGTAAAATTTTTATAAGTATAAGTGTAAACTTAGGTGTAATCCTACTTGTAAACTTACTTGTAAACTTACAATAATGGCGAGACCCCGGCCGAACCGTAACGGATTGTGGGTGAGAATTTTCGGAAAAATTTTCGGAAAAAATCGTAGGGGAAACCGAAAAGTCGAAAAAAATTGCAAAAATTTTTGGGAAAATTTTCCAAAAAATCGCAGAAAATTCCAAAAAAATTGTAGAAAATTCCGAAAAAATTGTAGAAAAAATTGTAGAAACCTCCGAAAATTTTCCAAAACCTCTCCCTCCTACCTATAAATCTGCGCGCAACCCTAAAAGTTTTTCTTCGCGCATTGCCTAACCCGCTCTCTAAGCCATAAAATTATTTTGTTTTTACTTTTACTTTCTTTTCTTCCGAACAACTCTTCCGATTTATCTTTTCGTTGCCAAAAAACATTGAATTTTTCGGAGCGGGTTTATCTATGTCTTAGCTTACTTTCAATGCGCGCACTTCACTTAACTAAAACGATTTAAACGGGAGCGGGTTGCGCGCATCGTAGGTTTAAATGTAAGTCCTCTTGTAGGTTCTTACTCACAGCTTCACCAGTAAGCCGAACTCACATCTAAACCTACATCCAAACTTATACTAAAACCCGCTCCCGAACCTACCCTATCTCCTAAAAATTTGAAAACTTTCTCCTTTTGGACTATAATATATATAGAAAGTGAGAGAGAGATAAGAGCGATACGAGCCTACAACTCGTATTATTTTCCAAAAACCAAATGTTTTTGGCGCTCCTAAGCGTTCATATTCAAACTCATGCCATGAACCCGCTCTCTCCCACTCTCCAACCTACTAAAAAAATTTTTTGAAAGGAAGAATTGTAAATGACACAGAGAGAATTTTTTGAAAACATCCACGAGGGCAACACCGTTACTGCTGAGATGGAGGAGTATGCTATCGCTGCTCTTGCCAAGCTTGACAAGGCTAATGATGCGCGCCGTGAGCGCCAGTCGAAGAAGGCGCAGAACGCACCCCTGCTTGCGCGCATTGAGACGGATATACTCACGACCGAGCCTACGGTCGCGGCGAATGTTGCGGCAATACTGGGCACATCCACTCAGAAAGCCAGTGCTCTGCTTCGTGCTCTGGTGGCAGAGGGTCGTGCACAGGTTCAGGATGTCAAGGTCACTGGCAAGGGCACACAGAAGGGCTACTTCAAGGCTTGAGCAAGCCCGACTTGGGAGCGGGCGCGCATTGTCGTAAGTTAATGTATGTGCTGGCGTAGGAGAAAGACCAAGGGATAACCTTGGTCTTTTTTCTTTTACTGCGCCCACTTCAGTTCACTAAAGCAGCTCATACAAAATTTGACTTTGCCCGCTCGCAGCTCCCTCAAGTTTTATTATAAGCCCGCTCACATCGCAGCTCCCACAGCTTCACCTACGCAGCTCATCCACGTCCCAGCTCATATGCAGCTCATTCCCAGCTTATGCAGCTGCCTAATCGCAGCTCGTATCGCAGCTCATCTACCCGCTTATATGCCCGCTCCCAGCTGGGAGCGGGTTCTGTCTATGTCAGGACCTATCAGCGAGCGCGCGGATTATGCACGAGAAAAATTTTTGGAAAGAATTTTAATATAGAATTACAATACGGAATAAAAATTTGTCAATACTTTTGGAGAAAAATAAAAAATGGAGTTGGGACGTGTAACGTCCCAACCCACCCAAAAAGAAATAAGAGGACTATTGCCCTCTTACTTCTATAAAGGAATATTCAGTTTAGGCAAGTGAATACGAATTGATAAGACGCTTTCCGTTTGCCACCTGTGTGACAACGAGTTCATTCTCATTGACAAGCTGTCTGAGAAGTGCGTTTGCTTTCTGAGTGGAAATTTCCACTTTTTCGGCAACCTCTTTTCCTGTCATCGGCACACCCTCTACAAAGCAAGTGAGTATGCTCTCTTTAATCTCATCGTTCTCTTTCTGAGCGGGCGTGCGATAATTCTTTCTCTTTTCGGCTCTCTCATCGAGCTTTTCAAGTTCCGCGGTTGCGTGCTCTATCATCTCATCAGTGATAGTGCCGCCGTTCTTAATGCTCTCGAAGAAATTTCTCTGTGTCATAGTCTTTTTTCCTTTCTCGTTTTTTAGTCTGTCGTTGACTTGTTAGTTTCTCAAGTGGTTTACTTCCTCTTGATTACAGTTATATTATACTCTTATGGAGTGAGAATGTCAACACTTGATTTGGGACGTATAACGTCCCAACTTAGATTTTTTCGGTAAAAGAAAAAAGAGGGTCATCCCCTCTTCTCTCTTTTTTCTTTTATGAGTTTATTCTGTTCTCGCTGTTTTTCATCTCTCGCAATTTTCTTTTGCTTTTCCTCGGCTTTTCTCTCGGCAATTTCTTTTTTCTTTTTCTCGTTTATCACATATTCTTCCGCAAGAGAATACGCATCAAAAATGTCCCCGTCACGGCTGCCGGATGGAATACTCACCGCGATTTTCATAAAAGCTTCATCACCGTTTTCGTAGACAATCGGGAAAGCAACTTCATTATTCTTTATCCGAATTGCCTCGTTGCCCTGCGATTCAATAAAATCCATTAGTTCTTTTATGAAAGAATTCCGCATTTTTTCGTTTTCTTGCTTTCTTGTCATATTTTTATCTCCTTTCCTTTTTTTACAAGTAAATTATACCATAACTTTTTTAAAAAGTCAACATTTGACTTGGGACGTTCGACGTCCCAGTTTTTCGGTAAAAATTGAGAGTGGGAATAATCCCACCCTCATTTTTCTTTACTCGGTTATCGAGTAAGAATTTACAAGACGCTTGCCATTCTTAATTTCCTCAACGGAAAGTTTGCCCTCGTTCACAAGCTGGCGAAGAAGTGCGTTCGCTTTCTGCGGAGTGATACCGACAGACTCGGCAACCTCTGCGCCCGACAGAGAGACGCCCGCGGTGAAGTGAGTGAGAATAACAGCCTTGATATCCTCGTTCTCCCTCTGCTTTTTCGTGGGGGTGTTACGGCGATACTCTGCCTCGTGGGCAAGCTTAGTAAGTTCCTTTTCGGCAAACTTGTTCATATCCTCGCTGATGTTTGCCTCGATAACTGCGTTGTAAAAATCCTTTCTTGTCATAACTTTTTTCCTTTCTCGTTTTATAGTCTGCCGTTGACTTATTAGATATTCAAGAGTTCTTTTTCTTTTCCCTCTTGATTACAGTTATATTATACTCTTATAAGGTAGAAATGTCAACACTTGACTTGGGACGTATAACGTCCCATCTGTAGTGGAGAAAAAAAGTGATGATTGCTCACCACCTTTTTTCTTTATTCGACTTCTCCTATTATCTTAAACGGAAAAAAGATAATTCCGCGGGAGAATTTATGCTTTGTCTTTTTTCCAATTAGCGAAAAAATTTGTGATTCAATTTCCGCGTCATCAATCGCACAATGTGCCTCGACGAAATTCTCATCTTGCATTAAAAACTGATACGCTGTTTCTGCCGAAGTAGAAAAATATTTTCCGCTACTTGTGAGACGGTTATTATCATAACAAAATTCTCTAAAGTCATCATTATTGAGAAGATGTTTACAAGCAAGACCCCAAACATCAAAGAGCGGGTATTTTTTATTTCTAAAATAGAAATAATCACCATTGAAGTTTGAACCGCTTTTATTATTATTTAGAATATAGTCGCATTTTTTCTTTTCGGAATTTATAAAGTTATCATAATCGCCCGAATATAGCGCGCGGATATATTTTTCAGTAAAGGGAATTGCTTTTTTAAAATCGAACATTGAATTATAAGCGCCGACAGCGGAAACGACTTGTAAATCGTTTTCAAAATTTTCCGCAAAAGAATCCCACTGCATACAGGATATTTCTTTATTGGAAAGTCTATCGATATATATCGGGCGTTTTATTGCATAATAAGCAGTATCAAAAATTCTCGTATCGAAAAATATTTCCGATATCAAACAGCTTACACGCTTGTATATATTGCCGTTGATATCGACTATTTGATAACCGATATCATATATCAAAGGCTTTGCAATAGCTATTTTCTTTTTGTTTTCCGGTGATTCTATTTCAGAAACAAACGGCAGAGTCGCCGTCTCACAATCAAGAATCATATAATACTTTCTTCTTTTGTCGAATTTTTCCATTTTGTTTGATTCCTTTCTTAATTTCTGATAGTATTATACCACGGAGACAAAAGAATGTCAACACGGGAGTTGGGACGTATTACGTCCCATTTTTTGAGAAACCGCGTGACGGATTGTCACGCGGCGTATTGTTATTTTGCATAAGGACATTTACTAAGAGGGTAATTTGGTTCATCTATCTCGCGTTCGTAAAAATCATTTTCTAATATCCACCTTTTAGCATCTTCAAGAATTTCTGCTTGAATGTTAGAGGGTAACATAGCAAATATTTCTGCCTCTGAATAAGTGTCTGTTAGATATTCCACTACACCGTTATAACTATAATCGCTAAATCTTCGGGCTATTTCTTTGTCAATGGTTTCTTCGGTATAAACTTCATAATTCTCATCAATATAAATCGTCATTATTTTCTTCCTTTCCTTTCTCTTGATTACATTTATATTATACACTATTGCTTATCATCTGTCAACCTATAAACTGGGACGTATAACGTCCCAATATATAAGGACGGGATAAACCGTCACTTAATTTTCTACATTTTCTTCATCCTCTTCTTCATAATAAGCATATTCTTTGAAAAACTGCTCTTCAATATCTCCCAACTCGTTTTCAAATTCAAGGCAAAAATTTCCATTATTAAAACACCAACGAATGACTTTTTCCATTAAGTCGGAATCATCAAGAAAAAAGGCGAGATAATCTTCAACTGCCATATATTCAATTACTGCTTCTCTTGCTTCATCTTCATCTTCACCTATCGGTCCGTTATCAAAACTACTATACCACATTTTCATTGTCCTTTCTTTATTTTCTGTATATATTATATACAATTATTCTCTATTTGTCAACTTGTGTTTTGGGACGTATGACGTCCCATCCCTATCTATAATTTTGCCTTGTGAGAAAACCCACAAGGCGCGCGTCACTTTTTTGATTCGGAAACGAAATATTTTCCGCCATATTTTTCTGCAATTTCAATTACCTTTTCGGTATCTTCTCCTGTGGCACAAAAACAATTAAAGATTACATATTTATCTATATCAATATAATTAAAGGGAATTGAGTTTGTATTAAAGTATTCCGAAAAAACTTCGGGAGATACCCCGCGCGGGATTGTAAGTTCAACTTTCCATAATTTTTCTTTTCGGAATTTTTCTTCTAACCATTTCACAAAGAACACGCCAATAAAATTAGCAACTGCAACAACAATAACTTTAAACCACAACGGCAGTTCGCATACAGTATACACTACCACAACGGTATACAGTCCGAAAGCGATTGCGTTTACAATACTCGCGCCCACCTTGCCGCATTTTATTGTAGCAAGAGATTTTATCGTTTGGATTATGACATTTAGAACATTTAGAATAATAAAAGTTAAAATTAAATCTTTTGACATTTTTTTGTTCCTTTCTTTTCTTGTTGTAATTATTATACAATTTTTTCTACAAAAAGTCAAGAGAAAAAATGGGACGTATTACGTCCCACATAGAGAGCGGGCGAAAATTCGCCCTTTACTCTTCAAATATCTTGTCATCAAAAAAGATTATATAAACAAAATTGTTTACTATTCTTTCCTCTTCTGTTACTTCACGACACTGTTCTACAAAAGCGTCGGGATTATAATTTTTAATCATTTTTAATAGAGTATATCCAGCATAAAAATCCGAATACTGAGAATTGAGATGTTCATACAATTCCTTTTTTCGTCTGTGGACATTGTCGGATATACATCTCCGTCAAAAATTTTTTCGAGAGCATAAACATCTCGTTCACTGGTGGAATTAAAATAATAGTTGAGTCGAGTTTCAAATTCAGAAAAAGTCATAGTTTTACATTCCTTTCAATTTTTTTATATTTATTCTTGTACTTCCCTTGAGTACATTTATATTATATACTATTATATTCTGTCTGTCAATCCTACTTTTGGGACGTCCAACGTCCCAACCTACAACGCGGATGTGACGATTTATCACATCGCGCGAAGTACATTTAGAATATTATCAACATCATATGCAGTACCATTCCAAGAAGTGCGATTATTTTCTTCATCGTCAAAAAGAACTCCACTTCTTCCTATATGTTTTGGTGTACCATACGGAATTATATCGATATAGGAAAAATGAACGCTTGCAAGATGTTTAGAAAGCCAATCTATTTTTGCCTTTTTAACAATTTCCTCATATTCTTTACTGGAATTTTTTGCAGTCCACGAAACAATTCCTATTTCATATCCCTGTCGCAAAAGACGATTCAGCAGCCGAGCAAGCACCTGTAAATTAACGAGCGGGCGAGCGTTTTCGTAGGCGTCAGCTCGTTCGTTTATGATATCATCAAGCCACCCATTGACGCCGTAAAGGTCTGCAATAGTGCCGTCCATATCAAACCATATCTGTTTAGTAGTCATTTTTTCTTTCCTTTCTCTTGATTACATTTATATTATACACTACCGCGCGCGAATTGTCAACAGAAGAGTTAGGACGTAATACGTCCCAACAGAGAGAAAAGTGATGATTTCTCACCACTTTTATTTACCACATAATTCGCTTTAAGATATCATCAAGTTCCTTTCGATTTTTGATTTCTCCGAAGTCAATGGCAAGCAATATTTTTTGAATTTTTTTGTCCTGTTCGTCTCTTATTTCTTTTATTGACCTGTCAATTTCTATTGCATCATAAAGCCCTATATCTGAAACATCAAAAGAGCAAAAAGTTTCTGTATCTTCAAAACTCAAATGATAATTCTGAACTATTTCACGAATATGCTGATTTACTTCACCCTCATATTCGTAAATTGCCTTCAATGCGGCAGACCTACGGTCATCATAATCGCCGCGGCATTCTTCTATTTTCGGTTTATAAGCGTTCTGAACACAGTCTTTAACATAATCTCTGATTGCTTTCGTTGTTCTCATTTTTGTTATTCCTTTCTTTCCTTGATTACAGTTATATTATATATTATTATATGTGAGAAGTCAAGACCGAAGTTAGGACGTAGTACGTCCCATGTCTTGGAGAAGAAACCGCGTGACAAAATATCACGCGGGCATTGTTAATCGGGAAATTCTCTTACAAGAAAATAATCCGGATTTTCAAGTTGATTGTTTATTAATTCTTCTGTAATTTCTTTAAGAAAGTCTTGAGATAAGTGTGACATAATTTCTTCATAGTAATAATTATCTATAATAAATTCCCATACGTTATAATCATCATTTAAAATTTCTTTTTTAAGACATTTTCTTGCCTCTTGTTCAGTCATTAATTCTTCTCTTCCATAGTTAAAATATACTTTCATATTTTTCTTTCCTTTCTTTATTTTCTGTATATATTATAACCTAAATTTTGGGAAAAGTCAATGCCAGTATTGGGACGTGTGACGTCCCAGTTGGAATTTTTGGAAAAAGTTGCGGTTAACCCGCAACCTCTTCCCGAATATTCTTCAACATCTCATCAAGTTCGGCTTTCGTTCCACCGAGTTCAAGATTTACAAGAATATCCTGTATCTTCCGTCTTTTCTCATCTCTCAACTCATTTCTCTTGTCCGTTACTGATTTAAACTCTTTATCACCAAAATTACAAGTATAACCTACAATGTGCTGTTCCTTTCCGTACCATGAATTTATTGTAAATCCATGTTCTTTAATTACCTTTTTCGCGGCGGCATCAAACTCATTAACCATTTTTTCGAGAATTTCTTCTACTTCATTTTTCTTTTCAGAATAGTCATTAGAACAATTTCCGATTATAGGGTCATAAATTCCGTTAATTGTTTCCTCAACATATTCTCTGATTATCTTCGTAACTCTCATTTTTTTTCTTTCCTTTCAATTCTTTATGTTTTATTTTTTTGTACTTCCTCTTGAGTACATTTATATTATATACTATTACCTATTACTTGTCAACACTGGAGTTAGGACGTATCACGTCCCAACTCCGAATTTTGGTATATTCTTTTTTCGTATATAACCAAAATTTCCAATTCATAAAAAAATTCTACAAAACGCGAAGTGATAAAAATACCACTTCGCGCGATTGTAATTAAGAACTTGCAAGTGCGGCACCGACACAAGACACAAATGCAATAATTCCTACAAATATAAGGCAACTAACAAATCCCATTTTTTCTTCTCCTTTCTAAATTTAATCGCGGGAGCGGGCAATTATTTTTTAGAATTATTTTCTTCCTTATGGAACAGGCACAAAAATTTGTATAAAATTTTCGCAAGTCGCAGCTTTATTTTTTTCTCGAATTTTATCAGCTTTTCCTCATACCAAAATCCCGTAATAACTAATATTACTATAAGTATATCAAATACTGTCTGTATTGCGAACTTCATTTCTAAACTCATATTATTACCTCTCCTTTATTTTCTGTATTTATTATACATTATTTTCCCTAAAAAGTCAAATATAATTTTGGGACGTATGACGTCCCAACAGTTTCTGTTTTGTTCAAAACGCGCAATTTTCCAGAAAGTAAACCTCAGTCTAAGCTGAGGCTTACTTTTATTGCAGCTTGTATTTTTTTCTGTAATTCGATATCATCAATTTTTCCATAAAATTTTCCGATTCTCGACTTATCAATAACTCTTATCTGCTCCATCAATATGCAGGTGTCGCGCCCGTGTAGCTTGAGCGGAATATGTGTAGGCAACGGGCGCTTTGTAGCTGTCGTAAATGGAGCTATTATAGTCGTAGGTGAATATTTGTTACCCATATTATTCTGGAGAATTATACACGGACGGATGCCGCCCTGTTCACTACCAAGATTTTTTCCTAAATCGCAATAATAGATATCGTACTTCTGCATTACTTATCACCCCTTTACGATAGTATTATATCACAACATAACCCCGATTACAACCCGATAGATGGGACGTCTTACGTCCCAACTTCATAATGCGATATAAGCAAGTGCGGCGTGACAAGGTATCACATCACAGATCCAAAGGTGAGCGGGCTTGTAAGCCCGCCCGCGTTCAGTTTATGATTCCGCCCGCTGATTCAATCTCAGTTATGATATCATCCACCGTATCAGCCCAATACATATACCAATCGAGCGCGTTATCATATATCTCGAGTGTCATATCATTCTGAATAGAATCATATATTTCTCGAGCGGATTTAAGCAACTGATAAGCATTTCTTTCTTGTTCCGCAGCTTTGTTAAGTCGAGATACAAGCTCCTGTGCGTATTCCATTGATACATCATCTGATACCCATTTAAGTTCATACTCGTCCATTGTTATTACTCCATTCTATATAATAGGTGGAGGGGCGGGCGGATCCCCGCCCCTCGTTCGGTTTACCTTGTCGGGTTCACCGTCCATCCGGCTTGCTTTGCGAACCGCTCGAGGCTGATGCCGTACTGTTCGAGCATATCCAACATAGCGTTTTCTTTTTTCAAGCTGTTGTTCTGAACGGCTATTCTATCGTGATACCACTCACCGCCCGCTTTTTTAATTCTCTGCATAGGCGTTGTAGCCTTGTATCTCATTAGGTCATATTCAATAAGACCGTTCATAAAAGCGTTCATAGGGATAACATAATACTGCTTTTCAACAGCTATTTCAGCGCAATAGCGCGGGCAGTAAATCATAAAATCGTTTTTGTCGGCAACGCTTTTTACAACCGCGCCGTTGTGGTCGAGTTCGGCAAGCTCGACACCGCCTTGCTTAATTTCAAAATTGCACATTTTGCCGTTGACTTTTTTGCGCATATCGACTTCGCCGAGCCCACGGCATACGCTATCGGCGCGATAGTCGTTGCAATAGTAGCGGACAAGCCCTTCCGAGCTTTTGCCGAGCGCGCCCGAGTCAATGCCCGGCTCGGGGCGCTTTCCCTCTGTAGCAAGGGCTTTTTTGAGACTTTCCGCAAGCTGCACTTTTTTCTGCTTTTTTGTCATTTTAGAACAATCCTTCCATATGTAATTTTTGCGTTCTCCCCTTGAGAACACCTATATTATACCACGGCAGCAGCGAGAAGTAAATACCCTACGAGAAAAATAACAAAAAAAGTTTAAATTTTTTTTAATTCTATTTTAATATTCTTTTGTAGCTTTCACATTTATAGTGCTGCACGGGAAAAATGCCTTGTCACTGCTATTTTTCTTTTTTCGCAAATACCCCGGTGATTTCTGGTAACTTTTTATTTTCTAAAACCGAAAAATGGGGGCGCTGGCTACAAAATACTACGAACTTCAAAAATTTAATATTCTTTTTTAGAAAAATATCATAAGCCAACCTATCCAAAATTTGATTTTTCCCAAAATTCTCGGTATAATATAAATGTAAGCAGTACATAGGCCCTTAACTAAGGTATTTTGTCTAAGCTCCCTTCGCCTATGTGCCCACCTATATAAAAACCTACTAAGGAGGATTATTCCTTTGAAAAACCGCCTACAACTAAACTGGGAACTCCCTACCGCAAAAGAACGAATCGAGTTCCTGTCTCGATATATGGAAGGTCTTCCCTTCGAACCATCGCCCGCAGAACTTGAAACTTGCGCCGCGTATGTGCTTTGGGGGTTTGACGAAGACGGCAAAAACGGCGAACAAAAAGGTCAATACGACCTCGGCCGCAAACGTAAGTCATGGACACAAAAAGAGCCCGCTTCTCTTGATGAGCTTGTAAGTACAACCGGAGAGTCCGAAATTCTTCCCAAGTCCTACGTTCCAACCAAGGTCACACGCGAAGTCTTCTCTCGAGAAAAAACTCGACGAGAGGCCCCGCCCGACCTACTCGTCCTCTTCGAAGCTCTCTGGTCCGAAATTGATATTTTGGACCTTGCACTTTGTGAATACGAACAAAGGCTTGGAAAGCGAAAAACCCCACCCCGCGCGGAACTTTTGGCAAGGCTTACGCCCTCCGAAATCGAAACCGCCCACCAAAAGTCCCTTCTACTCACAAGCTTCTCCTACCTAAAGGAGCGTCACCATCTTATCGAATTGCGCCGCCAACAGTACACGCTTCGCGATTCGTTCTCAATCCCAACTCCGCGCGCATTACTCCATACGCCCGCGGAAGACGAAGATCCGCTTATAAGTCCAGAACTTGGGATCGCACCTGTCAGCTTCGCACCCCAATTCTTCGTCCCCTTTAACGAGTTGGTACCGAAAAATTTTGAGGAGAAGGACCTTCGCGCGCTCACCAAAGTTCTTTGGAAGAGAACCGACCCCGATGCTACCTTCGACTTCCGAAAAGAACAAAACCTTTTGGAATTTTTGGAATTGCGCGAGGACTTCCGTAATACTCCCCTCCAACAAGTTTTTACCTACTATGCGCGCGAGGCAAATCTAAGCGAGTCCCAAAACGATCTTCTTCGTATGAAATTGCGCGGGGTACCAAATATCCAAATCGCCAAAACCCTAAACGAAACCTACGGTAGCCACTATACCGATAACTACATCTCAACTATCTATCGACAAAAAATTATCCCCCAAATCGCAGAAGCCGCGCGCATTCACCGAGAACTTCTGGAGAATTTATTCTTTCCGGAGAACTGGAAAGTTTGTATTGGATGCGGGCGAGTTTTACTTCGTAGTAAGGACTTTTTTGTGCGCAAAAGCCGCTCCAGCGACGGATTTACGGGGCGCTGTAAGGTTTGTGATAGAGAAGAGCGTGCGAAAAAATCCAAAGAAAAAAAGGAGAAATCCCAAAATGGACAAGAAGAAAAAAAGAAAAAACAATAAACGAGGGCCTAAGCAGAAGCTCGAGGCTCGCCAATTCTCCTATTTTGTGAGTTTGCTTGCGGCATTACCCGTAGATGAATTTGTTGGGATCGCGCGCGTCCTCAAGGTTCGGCTTTTAGACAAGAAGGAAGACGAGGCCGAGGACGAGACCGAGGAAAAAACCGAGTCTCTTCTTCGTGATTTCGCCGAAATCTTCGAGGAAATGCTCGACGAGTTTTTACGATTGACGCCCGTCCAACGCCATAATCTAATTTGGATTATGGAGGCCGCGCTATCCGAAGAAGGAAACGAACTCCACGCAGATAGTAAATATAAACATTTGCCTACGAGCCTACTTACAAGGCGCGCGACCATCGAATCAGACGAAAACGCGGAGGTAATCGAAGATGCAACCACTTCTACGAGTACGGACTAAGACGTTTTCCGAAAAAATTTGCCCACGATGCGGCAACCACCTTGGGCCAGAGGACTTCGCGCCCACTAAGTCATGGTTCTATCCAGACGGAGTGCTTCCGATTTGCGACGAGTGTTGCGCGCAATACTTAGAGGAAAAGGACTTCGCTTGGAATGTTGTCGATAAGTTTTGCCAATGGGCCGACATACCCTTCGTCCCAAAAGAGTTCGAACGCCTTCACGAAGCCAACGGCCGCAAAGTATTCCATACCTACGCGGCGGTCTTTCTTTCCGAAGAATATGCGAGTTTTGGATGGGAGGACTATAACGAAGAATTTCGCAAACTTCGTAGCAAAGGACTTCTTGAGTTCGAGATACCCTTGGTTGGGGAAGAAAAACTTCGTAAGCTTCGAGAGAAATGGGGCAGCAACTATGATACAGATGATCTTCTTTACTTGGAGAATTTGTATAATGGATTGCTTAGTACGCAGAATATAAATGGCGCGCTCCAATCAGACCAAGCTTTGAAGATTTGTAAAATTTCTTGCGAGCTTGACCGCAGAATACGAGACGGCGAAGATTTTGATAAGCTTTTGAAGAGTTATGATACTCTTGTTAAAGCGGCAGAATTTACGCCGAAGAATACGAAGAATATCAATGATTTTGACTCAGTTGGAGAACTATTCTCTTGGCTTGAGAAAAGAGGTTGGAAGAACAAGTATTTTGATAATGTATCAAAGGATGTCGTTGATGAGACGATGAAGAACATTCAGGCTTTCAACCAGAAACTGTATACGAACGAAACGGGAATTGGCGACGAGATTACTCGCCGAATCGAAGCCCTCCAAAACGCAAAGAAAGCCGAGGATCGTTATGATACAGGCGGCGAGTATGCGTTAGATGAATACGAGCTTGATGGATATGACAAGTTGCTGAATGCGGACGAGGAAGAATTTGAATCTGACCTTGGAGGCGCGTAACCATGAAGTTATTAAGTAAGAATCTCCAAGGCTTTGATGATGTGCAAGTTGGTAAACGAGAAGACATACCGATTGAAAAAGGAGCAGTGCTTGGAGAAGAATTTTTTGAGAAGAATCAAGATTTGGTAGAGAAGTATTGTAATTTTTTTACTGCTTATCCAGACCTATTTTTGGACTTGATTAAACCCGTTGATTCTTCTTTCTCTTTCTTCTTCTACCAGAGAATTGTATTGCGCGCGCTCATGCGGTATAAGATCGTATATATCAGCGCCTGTCGCGCCTTCAGTAAGTCCTTCCTCACAATTCTCGCACTCTTCCTCCAATGCGTGTTTATGCCGGGCACCAAACGCTTTATCTGCGCGCCTTATAAGAATCAGGGTGCGCAAATTGCAAAGGAAAAACTAACTGAAATCTTCCGACTTTTTCCCTTATTGCGGCGAGAAGTTATAGGTGGTTCTGTTGCAGAAGTCCCCGGCAACTATGGTAAGGACTATGTAACACTACGGTTTAGAAATGGTTCAGAATTTACAGTGGTTGGCGCTGCTGACAGCACTCGTGGTGGCAGAAGGCACGGTGGTCTGCTGGATGAGCTGAGAGACCATGATGAGAAAGATATAACAGAAATAGTCTTACCATTAATGAACGTGTCACGTCGTCTTCCCGACAACACCGTGAATCCAAAAGAGCCGAATCAGCAACAGGCGATCATGACATCTGCTGGTGCAAGAACCTCCTATGCATACGACAAACTTATTGACTGTTTTGAAACAGCAATCATAGAGCCTGATCGAGCCTTTGTTATGGGATGTGACTATCGTGTTCCTATGATGCACGGACTGATCGATCGAAGTTATATCAATGGACTAAAGATGTCGCCTTCGTATAATGAAGAGTCCTTTGCGCGCGAGTATATGTCCTCATGGGGCGGCGGAGATAGCGAGTCTTGGTTTAACTTTGACAAAATTTCAAAATATCGAAAATTAAAAAATCCCGAATTGCACGCTTCGAGTAGACTTACAAAGAATCAATTCTACTTAATTTCAGTGGATGTTGGCAGGCTCAGCGACCAAACTGTAGCCTGTATCTTCAAAGTCAGTGTTCTTGATGGTAAGTATTTCGCAAGTTTAGTTAATATCGTGGTGCTTGGTCGTACCCCTGAAACTAAACCCTTCTCTCGCCAAGCGGCCGACATTAAGCGGTTAATCAATCTATATAATCCGCGCGAGGTTGTACTTGATACAAACGGCCTCGGAGTTGGACTTGGTGATGAAATGATTCGCGCGCAGTTCGGTGAAGACGGAACCTACTATCCGCCTTATGGCTTTATAAATGACCAAAATTACCGAAAAGTACAACCTCATGATGCACGCTGCATCCTATATGGAATCAAGGCATCCGCTTCTCTCAACTCTCAAATCCACAGTAATTGCTATGCCAAACTAAACGGCGGCAGAGTACGTTTTCTTATTAAAGAACAAGATGCAAAATTATCTTTACTTGCCACCAAGATTGGCCGCAAGATGTCTGTGGAACAAAGAGTTAAGAGATTAATGCCGCACGAGATGACAACGAGCCTTTTCCAAGAAATGGCTAACCTTCGTTTAAAACGAACCGGCGCGGGCACCGATATCGTACTGGAACGTATTAATGAAAGGTATCCTAAGGATAAGTATTCTGCCTTTGCTTATGGGCTTTGGCGCATTAAAGAATACGAAGAAGAAGCCTTCAAAAAAGACAAAAGGCGCGGGACATCTCGTCAATTAATTTTTTTTACAGGAGGTAATTAACCTATGACAGGTTCTAACGACAACAATCGAATACAGTCCAAAGAACCAGATTTTGCAACCTCCTTTGCGAAAGTTACAGACTCACTTATTGCGACTAATGACCGGGCATGGAACAGCACTTCTTTCCGTAGTTATACTACCTCGACAAGAGATTATAAGCCCGAAGAAATTAAGCGCATCGTAGAGTCTGGCTCGTTGGAAGAACAACAAAAGCTTTCTCGTAACTATTTTCTCAAAGACGGCATCTATAAAAAGCTTATTATGTACTATGCGACGCTTTTGGATTATGCGGGTTTATTAATACCTAATCCAAGTTTCGGTCAGAATCTCTCCACTTCTCACCTGCAAAAGCGTTATCAGCGTGCAATGGACTTTATAGATTCCGTTCCTTTGAGGAGTATATTTACAACATTCTCTCAACGAGCACTTGTTGATGGATGTTATTATGGTGTTATTCAAGAGTTAGATAAGAACGTTTTATCGATTATTGATTTGCCGCCTGCCTATTGCGCGACTAACTTCCGCGATGAGTTTGGCAATGATATAATTGAATTTAATGTTGCCTATTTTGACACCATACACTCAGACTCAAAAAGAAAAGAAGCTCTTAACTCTTATCCAAAATTTATTGTAACGGCTTACAAGAAATATAAGAAAGGTAAAGGACCTCAGTGGATTCTGATACCTTCAGATGTAGGGGTATGCTTCCCCGCACTTGATGGTCGTCCGATGTTCCTCAGTGCAATCAGCGCTTGTGTTGAGTATGATAATGCAATAGACGTGGAACAGGCGCGCGCTTTAGAGAACATTCGAAAGATTTTAGTTCAGAAAATACCCCATCTTAGTGATGGTACCCTTCTTTTCGAACCAGATGAAGTCCAACTTATGCACGAAGGTGCGGTTGGAATGATGAAAGGAAATCGTAACATAAGCGTATTAACGACCTATGGCGACGTTGATGCGGTAGCATCGTCCAGTTCAGCAGATACGATTAATAACACATTGGATAGAATGTACAAAAACATCTACAATAACGCGGGCGTTAGCTCAGAACTTTTTTGCTCGACTGGTAGCGCAACACTTGCGGCGTCAATTAAAATGGATATTTCTATTATGATGACGTTTGCTACACGATACGCTTTCCTTATAACTCAACTGGTTAACCAACTTTTTGGAAATAACAACATTAACTTTAAATATGTGATATATCCTGTTTGCGAACAGAATCGCAAAGAATATGCGGATATGTGCTTTAAGCTCGCGCAAAGCGGCTACAGCTTGCTGATGCCCGCAGTTGCTATGGGCTTCTCTCAGCGAGATATCATTAATGTAAAGACGTTGGAGAATGATGTGCTTGGACTAACGGAGATATTAATTCCGCCCAGTTCTTCATACACACAATCCGCGGCCGGCTCTAAACCGGGTGCAAACCCAGTAGGAGCACCTCGTAAGACGGATGATGAGAAAGCACCGCAGACTTTGAAGAATGATGAATCAGCAAATAATACGGGGGAAATTAGATGAGTGAGAAACTAAATCAATTTTCCGTAGAAGTATATGGAAATTTAGAACCTTATAATGAGGTTATTTCAAAGGCTCGCGTTCGTATTTTTTATCTCGGAGAAAATCGTAATGCCGCATATATAAGTCGAGAGTTCGCAGAAAAACTTTTGATGACTTTGCCTTATACTCCTGTTAAGGGCATTTTTGATGAGATTAATGATGATTATTCTGATCATGGCGAGCGTCGAAGCGAAGGTAGGATATATGGTATTGTTCCCGAAAATCCGAATTTTGCTTGGGAACAGCATGAAGATGAAGACGGTGTGACTCGGACTTACGCTTGCGCGGACGTCTTAATTTTCACCGCTCTTTATGCCGAAGCAAACTTAATTCTCGGTAAAGGAGAATCAATGGAACTCTACGGGCCTTCAATTAAAGGTACGTGGAGGATGATTGATGGTAAGAGACTCTTCGAGTATACCGAAGGCTGTTTCTTGGGCTTGCAGGTACTTGGCGACGAGGTTGAGCCTTGCTTTGAGGGCGCGGCTTTCTTTAGTCTTGATGACTTGCGCGGAACCATCAAAAAAATGGAACAATATCTTGTACAATTTGAGAAGAAATTGGAGGACAAGCAAATGATAGTTAATTTTAAGCTTTCCGATGAACGTAAGGCAAATCAGCTTTGGTCTCTTCTTAATCCTAACTGCACCGAAGAGGGCGGTTATGTAATTAATTATGAGATTTATGAAGTTTATGATAACTATGCCGTATGCTGGAACTATGATGAGCAGATTTTTGAGAGAGTTTATTACACCAAGAATGATGAGAATGACTCTGTTGAAATAGTCTCTAAGGAGCAGTGCTTCATTGTAGATGTAACCGCCGCGGAAAGAGATAGTCTTCGACTTGTTCAGGCTTTGAATGAGAATACTTTTGAGAATCTTGATAAGAGACTTGAGAGAGAGCAAGAGCTTGATGGTCAGGTTGGAGAACTTAATACAAAAATTGAGGCTTTGGAGCGGAAAACAGAAGAGTTTGAAACCCAGATCTCCACTTATAATACAGAGAAGGAGACGTTTACTCAGCAGATTGAGACGCTTGAGAGCGACAAAAACTCACTTCAAGAGCAAGTAGACGCACTTTCTACTTACAAGGCTAATATTGAGAAGCAAGATAAGCTTGGTCTTATCGAAACTTACTCTAATAAACTTGATCAATCAATACTTGATACGTTTGTTGAGGAAGTTGATAAGTATACTTATGAGGCTCTTGATAGAGAATTGGCCTACACTTTGGTTAAGAGTAATCCCGCGAATTTTGCTCTTGATTCCAAGAAACATTATGTTCCCAAGGATAATGTTGAGAAAAACGGCATAAATGCCATCCTTGAGAGATATACTAACAATTAATGGAGGAATTTTATAATGGCTTTTACAAGACTTGCTATTAATGGTAACGGTCAGATAGAGCTCAACAATGTCGCTTTCCGTCGCGATGGCCGCATTGAGGCTCAGTGCAAGCTTAGCGTAGCAGCAGAGAACGGTATGATTCTTGCTGTTGACACTGCTAAGCGCGAAGTTCGCCTTCCTAAGGCAGAAGGCGAGGACTGCCCTCTTGCTGTTGTTTATACCAGTGAGCATCTGTACAGTGATAGAGAGGATGGTCTCAAGAACTTTATAAACAAAGAGGGTTCTTATCCTCGCATGGGTTATCCCGCAATCCATGATATTTGGACAACCAATACAATTGGTTACGACTCATCCGAGTTTAATTCGAATGATGCTGTTGTCGCAGCTATAAAGAACGCTGGCAAGACAGCTCTTTATGGTAAGGTTGGCGCAGAGGGTGTTGTTACTCTTACTGCTACGAAACCCACTTCTGGTCTTTGCTTCAAGGTTGCTACTGGCATGGGCGCAGGTTCTATGCCCGATGGTCAGGTTGGCGTTAAGCTTGAAGTCATTGGACTTTAATTTTTGGAAAGGAGGACTATATAATGGCTACTATTGCTGAGATTAAAGAATTAGCTCTCCATGCCGCTCGCGGTACTGCGCCTGCTAATTATTCCGTTCAGAATGTAAATGACGCCCTTCGCGATGAGCTTAAAACCCTCGCGGGCGATGTTTATAGCTTTATGAAGAACCGTTATGATATATATTCTATAATGGTTGAAACAATCGATGAGATTGTTCCTAAGAGAGTTATCGATGCTATCGGCATCTTTGCTGAAGTTAAGGTTGTCGGTAACAATGAAAAGGCTGCCTTTAAGACTCGCCTTGGCCGCAATCGTGCGAAGAAGTTCCTTACTCGTGCCGCGGCTTCTGGTGTTTATGAGACTTTCCGTCTTGATTCTGACAGCTTTACTGTTGATACTTACACTATCGGTGGCGCTTGCACAATCGACTATGAGAGAATGCTTGATGGTGCCGAGGTTATGGCTGAGGTTATGGATATCATGACCGAGGGTATTACTGATTCTGTCTATGTTGACGTTCAGAATACACTGCGCGCAGCTATAAATGCTACTGGTCGTCCCGCAGCTAACAAGCACTCCGCTTCTTCCTTCGATTCTGAGGAAATGGTTAAGCTTGTTAATGTTGTCCGCGCTTATGGTGAGGGTGCTGTCATCTTCGCTCCCGGCGAGTTCATCGCTGCTATGGGTCCCGACGCTATAGTTCCTGTTGACGCTACCAACCACATTGCGGGCGTCTATCATCCGCAGGATATCGATGCTATCCACAATCAGGGCTATATCAATATCTTCCGTGGTACTCCTATCGTTCAGCTTCCTCAGTCCTTTATTGACGAGAATAACGAGCAGACTTGGATTGATCCTCAGCTTGCTTATATTCTTCCTACAGGCAGAGAGCGCGTTGTTAAGGTTGTTCTTGAGGGCCAGACCCAGATTAACGACTTTAAGAACCGTGATAACTCCATGGAGATACACATGTATAGAAAGATGGGCTCTGCTATCTTGGCACACCACAACTGGGCCATCTATCAGAATACCGGAATTACAAACACATACGCAGCACCCTACGATCTTTAATAAAATGGGGGGAGGAAGGGTTCCTTCCTTCCCCTTTAAAAATATAACCCTATAAGGGCGAGTAAAAAGGAGTAATAAATTATGACAGACGATACCAAGATTATGCTTGTAAATATGACAACGGGTTCTCTTTCCGTAAACATCCCCGATCTTCGTTACAAAAGACGCTGGGAAAAGAAAGGCGCCAAGAAGCCTATGCCTTGGGGCGTGCTTAAAGAAGCTATTTATGACCCCGGCTTTGAGTATATGGTACAGCAAGGTATGCTTTTCATTGATGATAAGGACGCGCGCATCGAACTTGGGCTTGAGGATGGAGATACAACAGAAGTTATCTGTTTGAATGATTCTCAACTTAAAAGAATGGCAACAGTTATGCCGCTTGTTGATTTTAAGGAGCAGATAAAGAAGATTCCTTACGAACAGGTTCAAAGCCTTATCTCCTATATGATTGAGAATGAATGTGCAGATATATCTAAGACTGAAATACTCAAGAAAATGACAGGCATAGATATCATGTCAGCAATCAAGCTAAATCGTCAAGCTAAGGAGGACTAACATGACTCCCTATTCTACTGTGTACAAGGCGGCGCTTGGTAGAATCTTGGAAGATGAATGGACTGAGTGGACAGAAGACGAGATTAAGGAAGACTTATCTGGACTTCTCGATGCGGCCTTGCCTTGGTTTAAGTTTCCTCGTGTCTCTTTGAAACGTACTGACGAGGGATTTGAGGGCGACTTAAATAATGAAGAAATACAAATTTTGGCTTCTCTTATGAAATGTGAGTGGCTAAATCGTAGTATTATGACTTGGGAGAATGTTAAGCCTTTGTATGATGAGAGGGACTTTTCTCCCGGTAACACTCTTGACAAGCTCAATAAAACGCTCAAGTATGAACGAGACACTGCGCGCAGACTTGAAAGCATTTATTATCGGTCTATTAAAGGGTCTCCATATAATTATCGGAAATGGGCTGGTGATAATTCATGACCTATGCGCAAGAAGGATACGCTAATAAGCTTAAAAATAAACTTTTTGGGCTTTTGTGCGAGTTTGAGAAGAATCGAGAGTGGGAAAAATTTTTAGATTCAATTATAATTGAACTAATGGGTGTTCCCGAAGAGGATCGCACAATCAACTATTATATTTTAATGTATAAGCTCTCGTCATTAAGATATTTACGTTATGAATATTTCAGGAGCACTATTTTTGATTGCATGACTTTAGTTTCAAAGGGGTGAGGTAATGGGCGATTTTGATATATACTTTAAAAGGCTGAATCGCTATGGTACTGATTACCCATCTCGACTACAAAACCAAAGGGAAAGAGAGTTTGAGCGCAAGCTTACCTATTCAGTTTACAGACTGGACTTTCCCTATGGAGATACAATGGAAGCGGGTACTTTAGAGCCTCTGTCACAAGATAATACTAAGACAATGGCGCATCTTCTAACACGAACCCGAGTTCAGTTAGAACCGGGTACTATTCTTATGTTAGATGATGTGAATAACCAAAAAACTCCTTGGATGGTATACTATCTTGAACATATTAAAGCAAGTGGTTATAATCGTTACACCCTTATACGAATGACTCACTACTTGACTTGGACTGCGCGCGATGGTAGTACGCAATCATCTTGGGCTTATGTCTATGGTCAAGAAGATAATATGTTAAAAGATGAAATTAAGTCTCGTTCCCGTATGAATGTCCTCTACCGAGAAAATCTTAAACTGAGTTTTATGGTTATGCCCAAAAACCCATATATTAAAAAGGATGTATATTTTGAGATTGGAGAGGGTGCGTTCAAAGAAGGTTATGTAATTACAGGTTATGACCTTTTATCAACTCCCGGAGTTGAATTTGTGTCATATGATCCAGTGTATCTCTATGACAATAGTCCCGCGCCTACAAGGCCGGAGGGAGATACATCTGATGATTACTACTGGTTAGAGGGAGGCGAAGAATAATGGGAGTGCGAAATTGCGAAGAGCTTGGGCGCAACCTTCAAAAAATTATGAATCGCCTTTTAGCTAATCAGAATCTTCTCAAATTATTATACTATACTGATAAAGACCCCCTAAGCCACGAGGACTTTACAAAAGAAGAAATTCGAGAGAAGTTTTTTGAGAAGTTGATTAGGATTATCCCTAAGGTTGGTCCAAAAGAGACCGCCAATTCTATTGTTGTTTTACGAGTTGAATCGGGAGACATAAATGATAATGATGAGTTTAGGGATTTTATTATAAAGGTCGAAAGTTTCGTACCAATGACGCAATGGATTATTAAGGATAGCAATTTGCGTCCTTTTGCAATACTTGGAGAAATACAGAAAAGTTTAAGTGGTAAGACGATTAACGGTCTTGGCAAAATAGTAGGCGGCGATTTTGATTTGAATTTCATTACAGAAGAAATAAGCTGCTATGAACAAGGTTTTATGATTACAGCTTATGATTAATTCCTATGCCTTTCTACGACTGCCGATACAAAAAAAGAACTACTCTGTATATCCTCCATCTTTAAATGATAGTTTAAAGAATCCTAAATTTACACAATGGGAAGGACTTTTTACTACTTCACAGGAAGAGTTAGAAGATTCTATCCATGAACATAATCCGAGTTATGAAGGACCAATTCCTACTCCTTGGATTTTTATTCTGGGGAGTGCTCTTGAGGACAAGGAGTTCGAGACTACAGTGCGCGAAGCCTTTCAGTTCTTTCTTCACGAGGATATTACAATTCTATATGATAGCCAAGTTATAGTGCTTGGAGACCTTGAAAATGAATTAATGAACGTAACTTCTGCAGAAGAACTCCGCATAATAGACGAAGAGGAGTTTTTTGAGTTACAAAATACCGTGCGGATAAGCTTGGGAATGAACCCCGTAGAGAAGCCCGATCCCGATGAGAGCCCGCGCGTTAAACGAATGAAGGCTAAGGCAAGATTGAGAGATAGGATTAAAGCCAAAAAAGGTATGGGTTTATCTCTTGGCGATTCTCTTGTTTCAATTTGTTGTATGGGAATTGGACTCACTCCACTTAATATCGGAGAGATTAGTTATGCCGCGCTTGGTAAGATTATCGATCGTTATCAAAGGAAAGAAGCCTATGAGACGGACGTTAAATCAATACTTGCAGGCGCGGATGCGAAGAAAATACACCCGAAATATTGGATTACAAATGAATAAATTTTATTAAGGAGGCTATTTTAATATGGCAAATATCCTTGAACAGTACGGCATTAAAGAAGTATGCGACTTTACGCTATATGATATTGGCGCAGACGGCAAGCCTACTGTACCGGTTCTTTACCTTGATACACTAAAGGTTTCCACTCTTGAGCAAACCGCAGAAGACACCTCAGCAAAAGGTGGTAAGGGTAATGCCGATCTCATTATTTGGGACTTCGGTAAGGAGATCAATATCACTCTTGAGGATGCTCTCTTTAGTGCTAAGTCTATGGCCATCATGTTTGGTAATGGTACTGTTACCGACTATACTGGCGCCAGCGCTTATATTATGAAGACAGAGAAGTTTGTTGCAACCGCGGCAACGGTTCCTACAGTCAGCGGCAGTACTTATTCTGATGCTTCTGGTTGGTCTGCGAAGTATACTGCACCCGATGGTAAGCTTTATGAAAAGAAGAATCCCAAGTTCTTCGACGCCAAAGGCGCTACTCCTGCAACACTTACTGTTGGTGAGACTTATTTCTGCTCCTTTGATGTTGCTGTTGATGGTGCAATAATTGATATCGGTGCATCCACCTTCCCCGGCACCTACTATGCTGTTGGTGATACTTTCGCCAGATCCAGAACTACTGGTAAGGATGAGGAGTTCCAGCTCATCATACCCAAGGCAAAAGTTATGTCCGAGAACACTATCACGATGGAGGCAGAGGGAGATCCCTCCGTTTTCAACATGAACCTCCGTGTACTCCGTCCCGCGGATGGTAAGATGGTACGTCTTGTTAAGTATAAGCTCGCTGGTAATGGTTCTGATCCCACCGCAGATACTACTTCAATCTACCATGCTACCGACCTTCAGGCTAAAGCTGCTCAATCTGGCAAATAATAAAAATTAAAATTAAAAAAGGCGGATGTCGAATGGCGTCCGCCTTTTTACTAAGGTGATAAAATGACTGAAACCGCCCAATTTGGATTTAAAGAACTGTACTCTGTTCTACTAAAAGCTACTTATCCAATGGAGATAAAAGGCCGGAAGTTCGAAGTTGGGGAGACAATCGCGGCATTTGACCGCATCAGCATAGCCAACTTCGAAGAAATTAAGAGTTATATAAGTGCAAATGGAGGCTTTGACAACAGAGCAAGAGTTGATTGGGACACAACAAAGGAAGTTCAGATTATTTTTTCCCAAGGAGTTTTCTCTAAAACTCAATTTGCTTTGATGAATGGGCTAAGGCTTTTCGACGTACAGAATGAATCCATTGAGGTTCCAAAGTATGAGGAAAAGGAAAGCGATGAGAATGGAGTTATTACTTTTTCAAATCCACCTGCACCCGATACAAAAATTTTTATATATGATAAATCCACTGGCGAGAAAATTATCTCTTACGAAAAAGTAGATGAGACCCATTTTAAAATTGATAAGCCATACACTAATGTGATACTGGATTATTGTTTTGCTTACAATTCCGGCGCTACGATTGCGCGCGTTGGTCAATCAACTTTTGATGGGTATCTTCACTTAATAGGAAAGACTCGTTTTAAAGACGACGAGTCTGGAGCTACAAAGACCGGAATTATAACAATTCCACGATTAAAACTGGTGTCTGACCTATCAATTCGTTTGGGAAAAAATGCTACTCCGGTTGTTAGTACCTTGCGCGCAAAGGCTATACCAGTAGGCGGAAGGAATAACACCAGAGCTATGGATTTAACATATTTAAATGACGATATAGATAGCGATATATGAGGTTTCGACATTAGTTTTAATTCTAAAACTAATGTCGATTTTTTATAAGGAGGAAAGGTTTTGGGAAAGAACGGAGGAATAGTTAAAGAGACGCTAAAGCTCGAGATAGAGACTGAATTAAAGAATTTAGATACTTCTCTTAATAAAATGCGAGATGGATTTAGTAAACTAAATCTGGGGCGTTCAATGGAAAAAGAAGTTGCTCAAATGTTTTCTCTTGTTAGTGAAAAGATTAAAGCGCTTCGAGCAGCCAGCAAAGACGGTGTTATTAATATTGCTGACCATAAGCAGGTAGTAAAAGACATCGAAACAATTAATACGAAGCTCCGTCAAATGGGCGTTGATGTAGACCTGCTTGGCGGGACTCAGCAACAATTAAAAGAGGCTGTGCCTTTAATTGATAAAATGACTCAGGCACGGCAACATTATAATAATGAATTAAATAAAACCTTAAAAGCAGAAGAGAAGGCTAAAAAAGCAGTTGCTACAGCGAAACAAAATAAAGAAGATTATGAAAAAGATAATTTACAAGGCCGGCAGTTGATAAGCGAGGAACAATATCAAATTCTTGCCGCCAATAAAAAAGCTGCAAAAAAAGAATTTACTCAAATGACCAATGAGTTAAATAAAGCAGAAGAAGCTAAAAATAAACGTTTAGCTGAAAAATACGACGGAAACGAAAAAGCAAAAGGTTTTAAAAATACCAATGAATATAAAAATTATATGCAAGCCAAAGTGGCCGCAGAAGAGGCTGCGCGAAAACTAAATGAAGTTGAACAAAAATTACAGAGTAGCACCAGTAAGAGTCAGTTAGCCAAAGAAGCTCAAGATTTTGCAGATAAATTAGTAAAAGCGGAACAGGAATTAAAAAATATTCAGCAAACTGATATTTCTGCTAATTTTAAAGAAGTCAAGCAAATTCTTGAGTCGAGCGATGTTAATTGGAAAGCTTTTAACGTAGATATTTCTTCTATTAATTCAATAGAAGACTTAGACAGGGAGTTAAAACGTGTAAAAAATGAATCTGGCGAGGGCGCCAATGAAATTCTTAATCAGATATCAAAAGCGATGCAATCAGCTGAGAAATCAGCCGGTCCTTTAAATAAAAAACTTGGCGAAACTACTACTGAACTAAATCGTTTTACCGCTCAAAAAAGAGAAATAGAAGCTTTACATCAAAGATTCCTTAGTTTCTTTGGTATGCAAAATGCCATCCAACTTTTTAAACGAGCTATACGAGAAGCATATCAAGCTGTTAAAGAATTAGATGCCGCTATGACCAAAACGGCTGTTGTTACTGATTTTTCTGTTGGCGATATGTGGGAGCAGCTTCCTGAATACACAAAAATGGCTAATGATCTTGGTACAACAACTCTCGGTGCATATGAAACCGCTACTCTCTTCTACCAGCAAGGTCTTAAAACCAATGAAGTAATGGAAGTCTCTAACGAGACGATGAAGATGGCGCGTATCGCAGGAATGGATTATGTCGACGCGACTAACATGATGACCGCCGCGCTTCGTGGTTTTAACATGGAAATTAACGAGGCTTCGGCGAAAAAGGTTAATGATGTTTATTCAGAACTTGCTAAGATTACGGCCTCGGATACTCAAGAAATCTCGACTGCAATGACAAAAACTGCCTCCATCGCGCACAATGCAAACATGGAATTCGAGACTACGGCGGCTTTTCTCTCACAGATTATAGAAACGACTCGTGAGTCTGCAGAGACCGCGGGTACTGCAATGAAAACAATCGTTGCACGTTTCACCGAGCTGAAAAAGAATCCGAATGAACTTGTTGAAGTTGATGGTGAACAAGTTGACGCTAATAAGATTGAGACGGCATTGAAGTCAGTTGGCGTAGCACTTCGTGATAGTAATGGCGAATTTAGAAAGCTTGATGATGTTTTCCTTGATTTGGCTAAGAGATGGGATTCTTTAACAGTAAACGAACAACGTTATATCGCCACTATGGCAGCAGGTAGTAGACAACAGAGCCGATTCATTGCTATGATGTCTAATTACGACAGAACTATTGAGCTTGTTGACGCAGCATATAGTAGTGCCGGCTCATCACAAGAGCAGTTCGAGAAAACAACAGAGTCCTTGGAAAGCAAGCTCAATCATTTGCATAATGCTTGGCAAGGTTTTACCATGGGCATTGCAAACAATAAGCTTATTAAATTAAGTGTCGATATTTTAATAAAATTAGCTACTGCTATTAATAAAGTAACGGAAGTTGGTGGTGAAGCTACCAGTCTGATAGGAAAATTGGGTATATCCTTAGCCGTATTTAAAGTTGGCAGTGCGGCTTTAGATTCTTTTTGGGGAACTTTTTCAACTGGATTAAAAGATAACCTTGGCCCAATGAAGAGTTTTAATGAAGGATTAAAAAGTATGGGCAAAACCGCGGGTAAAACTGTGATTAACGGCTTAAAGCAAATTCCAAAAGCTTTTTCCACGGTTAAACAGGTGCTTTCGCATTCGCCTACTGAAGATTACTTAAAGGATTTACAATTAGCAATAGAGCATATAAACTCAGTAAGTAAAAATGGATCCATAACTATAGGCAGTTTTAAGGGAGTAAAAGCAGATGTTGGTCAACTAAAAGAACTTCAAAAGGTTTTGATGTCTGATTCAGACGCTTTAGGAACTTTTTCGCTTTTAATGCAGAAAAATGTTACAGTAGAAGAAGCTGCGCGCATTGCTATGATTGGTAACAATGAAGAGAGAGAAAAAGCTGTTTTTGCAGCTCTGTTTCAGAAAGAAGCCTTGGAAAATCTTACTGATGAGCAAAAAGAAGAAATTCGACAACAAATGTATAGCTCTGCGAACTTGGGAGTACAAAATAAACTTCGATTACAACAGGTAGCAACTTTAGGATTAAGTAAAAAAGGCACGGCCCAGTTGGCAGAAGAGGCAAAAAATGGTAGCAAAGTAGGCTCTGCAGCACTCACTAAATTAATTGGATTGGCCGCAAACCTTGAGATATCATTAGGTGCCCTTTTGGGTATAATAGCTGGAGTAACTGCCGCTTTAGTAGGAACCGGAGTTCTTATATATTTAAATAGTTCCTATAAAAAACTTAAAGACTTAAATAAAGAATTAAAAAATACTGAAGGTGCTTTAAGTACAGTTCAGGATAATTATAAAGAACTGTTGTCAGATCTTGATTCTTATGATGAGATGATGGCGGATCTTAATCAATTAGTGGCTGGTTCAAATGATTGGAAAGACCGCCTTGTTGAGGTTAATAAACAAGTTGATGAATTATTAAAAAAATATCCGATATTGGCAGATTATACGACCGAAGAAAATGGTTTAACAACAATTTCCAGTGAAGGTATTGAGTTAATTAAAGAGCAACAACGTGAACAAATTGATAATTTAATTAAAAAAAGAGCATCAACTCAATATAGTATTGATGTAGAAAAAAAAGAACAAGAACAAAGAGAAAAAGAATATATAGACCGGTCTCTCCAGCCAAATTATAACAATAATACTAATGACAATGGTTTCGGCAAGCTTATTGAAGGGATTCTTGTGCATGCAGGAGTTACTCCTGTTATAGGCGATTATGATACTTCAGAGGAAGATAAAAAGCTTTTAGCAGCCTATTCAAAAGATTTAAAGTATGAAGATCAAATAGCACACATTTATTCATTATCTCCACAAAAAATAAGTGGGAAACAGCAAGAATACAAAGATAAGCTTTCGGGAGACTCGTTAGATGCTTTACTAAAAGAATATTCTCTTACTCCTTCTGATAGCGATAAAGATAAAATCGAACTCTTATATCAGAGGCTTACTGGCTTATCTGAGGATGATTCAGAGTATGCCAAGAGAGGAAAGGCTCAGAAAGAAGCCGTTGCCGAAATATTAGCAAATAAAGATATTGTCAAAGAAGTCGAAGATCTTAATAATAAAATAGCAACTGATGCAACAGATATAGGCGAAGCGCTGCGTGGTAATTACGACGCGGTTGCAGACGCTACGGGTATGATTGACAGAAATGAAGGATCATGGACCGACTATAGCGATAGTGTAAAAGAATATCTTGATGGTATGCAAGCAGAAATTAAGAATACCACAGAATACTTTGGATTAACGGCAAACGATCAGGGATATACAGAACTTAAAGATAAATTTGGTAGCTATACCGAAGCTGTAAATGCGAAGAAAAATCTTGAAACCATTGGAGCGGTTTCTCAAAGTCAGGCCGATGCTATAAAAAAGTCAATATTAGGAGCTCAAGACAGGGACGTAAGAACGAAATTATTAGAAGATTTACAAACTCTTGGTAGTGTTGATTTTTCTTCTTCTATTAATGCTTTCAAGACCTTAAAAGCAATATCTCAACAGGCTGGCAACTCTCTTCGCACAAATGCCGCAGAGTTATTAAATACAATATCTGTCGCAGATCAAATGTCTGAAGCTTTTTATAGTTTATCTACTGATGAACTTAAAACATTCGCAGAAGACCCAAGTGCAAAGCAAGTCTTAGCCCTTTCTAAAACCAATGAAAAAGTTGGACAAATGTTAGAAAACACCGGAGCTTCTTTCAGTGCCTTTGGCAGAATTTTACAGCAAGTTCAAAATGGCGTTATTAGTGCCACAGATCTTACTGACGAATATATTTCTGCCTTAGAAAAAATGTATCGCAGCAAAGATGTCATTGAGGACACCTTTGCACGTATTGAAGATTTTAATAGTTCTCTATCTGAATCTCAAACAGCAATAAGCGACTTCTATAATTCTCAAAGAAAAGAAATAGAAGAATTATACAATAAGGGCGCATATGGCGATAAGCGACTTCACCAAATGATTATTAATCTTTTTGGAGAGGATGCTTGGAATGAAGCTTTAGAAGGTACTGGTTATAAGCAAGCAATAGATTCCTTTATGGGGAAAATTAAGCAGTTAAATGGTACTTTCTATCAAATGTTTGCATCCTTACCTCAAAATAATATTTGGTCTGTTGACAGTAATGGTAGTATTGTAACCAACCTTGATGGTATAACAAGTACCCAGCAGTTAATTGATGAATTTGCCAGATTGGCAAAGGTATCAACAGAAACTGCTGAAGCTGCAATAGCAGATTTACAAACCTATTCGTCTGATTTGAGCTTACAGTTACAGCAGATTGATTATGCGGGCGGCATGAAAGATTTATTAAAGAGCGCCTCCTATAAAGTAGGCGGAACAGATGAACAAAAAGAGAAGTGGTTTATTGATTTAAATGAAAAACAGTTAGCTGAATATGCTCCCGTATTGGGCATAAATATAGAAGACCCAACCGTTGCTGCACAAGAAGCAAAGAAAAAGATAGAAGACGTATTATCAAAGAACAACAACGGAATTGAAGTTGAGGTCAAACCTAAAGTAGACAATGAAGAGTTTAAGAAGCAGATTGACGATAAATTTACAAGCTATTGGAAGAATGGAACTGGCGGCGATAATAATGTTTCTGAAACCACTTTTCTCGATACAGCAGGACAACTTAAAGCAGAAATAGATCCTGTTATAAATGCTGATAAGTTTCAAGAGCAACTTAATAAATTTTTACAAAGTCAATATAATTACCTTACTATAGAGTGTGGCCTAAATCCCAGTGAAGCCAAGCAAGAACTTGAACGATTCTGGACCGCTGAAAAAGTTAAAGACTTATTCCCTAAGGTTCCGCCAGAGCAACAAGAAGCTATAACCAATCAAGTCACCACGGCAATTGCTGATGGTTCTTATAATCCCGTTATCGAGGCTCAACAAAAGTATATGGCAGCAGTACAGGCAGCCGAGATGAGAGTAGCCACAGCTAATGGAATGATAGGTGGTATAAACGCGGTTATAAAACAATTTGTCGCGGTGCATCCATATTTAGCAAATATGTTTGGATTGGATGCCGGGTTAAACAATCCCCTTCAAGTAGGTTATATAAAAGTTGAAGACGATCCAGACGTAGACGAGGCAAGAAAGGCGTACGAGGCAGCACGAGATGAAGCAAACTCGCGAAAAGGCGGCAAAGACGGCCTAAATACTGACGTAGCTACCACTCGCCCCCGTGGAAACGGAACTTCTTATACTACTCCCCAAGGACGTACGGATACTTCCGGCTCATCTTCTTCTTCCAAAGAAAAAACCCCATGGGAAAATCCTTACGACCATCTCTATAATTTAACCCAAAAAATCAACACCGAAATCCGTAAACGTAATCGTCTTGAGGCCGAATATAACCGTCTTGTCCAATATGGTCTTGGCAATGCTGCCGATCTCGCCAAGAAAACCGAGCAAGAACGTAAGTCCCTCGAACAACAAAAAGCTCTCCAGCAACAACTTCTTGCTGAGCGCAAAAAGGATGTTGAAAAGCTCAACAAGAATAAATACTCCAAATATGCTCGCTATGATATGGCAACAGGCAACGTTGTCATTGATTACAATCTTATAAATAAGAACAAAGACGAAGATATCGGTAAGGGAATCGAAGAGCAAGTAAGCAAGCTCGAAGAACTAAAAGGTGAAATCGAGGGTGCAGAAGATGCTCTTTGGGAAATCGACGACAAACTCTACGAACTTACTCAGCGCGGACGCGACGAATACATTGAATTCCAAAAAGACGTCTACAATGCTCTCATCAAACAACGTCAAGACGAAATCGATAAGTATAGCGAATATATCTCAACTCTTGCCGAAGCAAAATCCGATATACTCGATGCTCTTCGCAAGTATATTGACAAACAGCGTCAGGAACGTGACAATGCTGAAAGAGAAAAAGAAATTGCCGACAAAGACGCACAATTGTTCCGTATGGAGCGTGATACGGGTTCAACTCAAGCCGACATAATCGCCGCGCGAAAAGATGTCGAGCAAATGCGTCGAGATTATACTGACGAACTTATCGACCAAAAGATAAGTGAGCTTGAAGAGCAAAACGATGAAGCCCAAAAAGTTCGTGAGAAGCAACTCGAAATCATGCAAAAACAACTTGACGAAGATGAAAAGTCAGGCGCGTTGTGGAAACAAGTTAAAATCCTCATGGAAGAGGGTTGGGGTCCCGATGGTAAGATTATCGAAGGTTCCGAACTTGAGCGAATTTTAGCCGATTACTACGAATATACCCAAATGTCCGAAGAAGAGCGTGCGAAAGCCATCGAGCAGCGTAACATAAATACGACTCTTGCCAAGCAATATCTCGATGCTAAAAATGCAGGCAAAAATACCTATACTCCCTCTACTTCGTATCCCGATGTCAGCCAAACTCAAACTTCAAAGCCCCAAACACCAAAGAAGAATCCAACTTCTAACTCTGGTGCGAAAGCACTAACTGTTGGTACTCGAGTACGTACCGTCGGTTATGGTAATGCAACATCCGATGGTTCAGGTGGCCGCGCGGCAAAGGGTCTTTCCAACAGAAAAATCCTCAAGATACGCAAAGGCGCAAAGTATCCTTACTTAATCGGTACAAGCAACGATCCCTCTGGTTGGACTGGCTGGTATACTGCGGCCGCGTTGCAAGCCTACAAGAAAGGTGGACTTGCCGACTTCACTGGTCCCGCATGGCTGGACGGTACGAAGTCAAGACCAGAAGCCGTACTCAATGCGCGCGATACCGAAAACTTCTTACAACTGCGCGATATCCTTGGTGAGGTATTAACAAAAACCAGAGACCTTGGTAATAGTAATTCTGAGAATAACGGAGATAACTATTACGATATCGACATACAAGTAGACAGACTTTCGAACGATTATGACGTAGATCAGCTCGTAAGAAAGATTAAGAAGGAAATTACAAAAGATGCAAATTATCGTAACGTAAGAACGATAAACCTAAAGAGATAAAGGAGGAAGAGATTTGGAAGTTTTAAAAGGCGATTTTATTGGCTTTTCCATAGGAAACTTCCATTCTTCCAAACTGGGTATTCTGAGAACAAGCGACGGGAGCAGATTCAATGAGAGTTTGCTCCCCGGCTTCTCAGACGCTACGGCGCAAGTGCCCGGTGGGGATGGGATGTATTACTGGAAGTCAACTTATTCTCAAAAACCATTTTCAATACCAATCGCGTATGACTCGATGACGGAGACCCAACTTCGTAACTTACGGCGCGCGATGGCATGTAAGGATATTATACCACTGGTTTTTGACGAGCGGCCATATAAAGAGTACTTGGTTAAACCAACAGGTGAGCCGCAACTTAGCTATATTTGCTTTGATGAGAAAGATCAGAGAATTTATAAGGGTGAAGGTACGCTGGAATTTACGGCTTATTCACCTTTTGCGCGAAATAGGCATATTAATGGAAAGGGACTTAAATATTTGAATGAGTTTCGCTCGGATGGAGAATATTCAATCCCCGAATGGGTTGGCTTTGCTTCGAATCGAGACGAATGGAGCGAAAGTAGCAATATGCTGATGCAGCAGGGAGACTATGATCAGGTGCAAAAATTTAATACGGATACTCCCAAATATGGTATAAAAGTTTACAATGCGGGCGACCTTGAAACGAATTTTAAACTTTTTATTACTCTGCGGGATGGGGTATTCCCTGTTAAGACTCTTTGTCTGCAGCGAAATCCGAAAGATATAAGTCCTATTATGGTGGGAAAGGTCTTGAATTTTCATGACTCTGCGGCGGACCGTACAATTCCCGCAAATGACCAAGATACTAACAAGTTTATTTGTGTCGATGTAAAATCAAACCTCTTACTTGGCTATTCAGCAACAAAAGATGGTCAGATAAATGAACCTACCGGTAAGATTTATAACAGTCTTATTAAAGAGGGGGATTTCTTTACAATACCACCTTCGTTTGACTATCCAGAAATGTATTTAGCAACATATACCGATATTGAGGGAGACCCAATTAAGAAACTTGAATATGATTATCTTTATTATTAAAAGGAGGCAGCTAAATGAACAAATATGAAATAAGTGTTTGGGAAGATTACTTTGTACCTGCCTCTGGGTCAATGGAGAGTCACTACGAAGAAAGGAAACTTTGTGTAATTGGCTCGAACACTATGACTGATGGCTCGCGCGCGCTGGAGCCAAATCTTGTTTTGAATGTAAACGGAACACACACGCTCACTTTCAAACTTTATTTATCATATATTGATACTATAACGGGAGAAAGAATAGATAATCCCTTTGTTAAATTGCTTATGAATGAGCGTAAGGTTAAAGTTTATTGGGATAATGGACAAGAAGACGTAAACGATAAATGGTATGACCTCGTAGTTAAAGATATATCTGAGGATTCTGATAGTAATACTGTTACGTATACTTGTGAAGACTTATTTATAAACGAACTTGGTAAGAGTGGTTTTGAGCTTAACTTTAGTGATGAAGCAAATAATAACCAAGGAACGATTTATGAACTTGCAACTGCGGTTTTAGATGGAACCGACTGGCAGTTGGACGAGGAAAATACGGATCATTTGCTTCAAACGCAGGAAGAAGCTTTATACGAGGTTAAGATAACTAATATGAATGCTCTTACTGGCATTTATGCAAATGGATTTTTAAATATAACAAAAGATAAATACGAAAAGATTCCAAATAACGCTACTTGTTATCTTCCTTACTCAATGGTGCCGCATAGTGATGATGAGCTTACGGATATGACTGCAGTTCAATTTATCTATGCACCTGAATATACTACTGAGTATAGTAGCATGTTGATTACAAATGAAGATAGTAACTGGTTGGTTACCGGCGGTGTATGGGTTAAATCCGGTGATATTTATCAATTTAAGATTCCGTCTTCAGGTACTACCAAGACTATTTTTACTATTAATCTGAGCAATGCTTTTGTATCAGATAAATATCGTGGCAATGTATACTGCCGTAAACAGCTTTCAACTTACGATGCAAACTTAGAGCGTTATGTCAATGTATATAAGGTGAAGGGTTCGGATCCTACTGCAGATGATAAGCGTATTTTTGGCTATGTTGACTATGACTACGATGCATCGGATCTTGTTAATAACTTGCTTTCAAATAATAAGGATTTTAAAGATACAACTGGTTGGATAGGTACAAGCCTTAAAATTGGCCTTTTCCCAGAGTTGGAACTTAATACCGACTTAACAAAATATGAAGGTCATTCATACCTAAGCGCCGCGATTAAAGCTGGACAGAATTTGGTTAATAATACTTTGTCAAGTGCCGCACAATATTTATCAAGTGGTCTTTTTGAGGGGATGAAAGTCAAATTTCAAATTGGACTTAAAGATGAATTTACAGATGGTACGTTGTCCGCCGCGGTCGTAGATAAGGAAACTAACTCTATTATCTATCTTGGCAAGCTTAACGAAGAAAATTCTTCTAATATTTTCACTACTTTAACTAAAGAAGGCACCGATAGCAATGGCACAGTTTGGTATTCATGCACCTTAACCTGTCTAAAAGCTTTGGCAAAGAACTTTTTAGAAGATGCCGAACTCGTCATTAAAAGTACAAACCCCAAGGACGCAATTATAAAAATTATTGAAACAAGGCTTTATGAATTAATTCACGGAAAAGATAAAGACGGAAACGACATAATTCTTGACCTTTATGATATAAATTCCACAGATGTTGCGAAAAAATTCTATTATTATTACCTTGAAGGCACATCAAATCCGGATGGAACCGCCCCGTATATCTATAAAGCACAAGTTCCCTGCCCGTTATATGAACCTGTCTATGGTGGCTGGGCTAAAAGTGCGGGCGCAACTGATCGTAAATATAGCCAGTTTGAAAAAGTCCGTACTATCTATGGGCAACAATCTAATCGTTTTAATCTGCTTCAAGAACTTGCAGAAACATTTAAGTGTTGGGCGCGTTTTAAGATTTATCACAATGCAGATGGCTCAATTGAGCGCGATGAAAAAGGTAAGCCAAAGAAAACCGTTTACTTCTCCGAAAAAATTGGACAACAGTTGTCTTACGGCTTTACCTATGGTATTGACCTTAATACAATTCGTCGCACCCAATCTTCATCTGAACTTGTAACGAAAACCATTGTACTCGCAAACTATAATGATAATGCACCAAATGGAACCTGTTCTATTGTTGATAGTGAGGAGAACTATCCCCGCGAGAACTTTGTACTTAACTTTGACTATTATGTAAACCACGGTTTGCTTGATGGTGAAGCTCTTAACCGTGACCTTTACTATTCCGGTGCGGGCAATGATTATATCGGATACTATACAAAACTTCACAAGTATAATATTGAATATTTAAGCGCCGCAGATAGAGCGATACTTCTCCGTAATCAGGAAGTACGCCTTCTTCAACAGTCAGTTGTATATGATGGCTTGCTTGCTTGTGCTGTTAAAGAGCGTGATGAGCTTATTGATGAACTGGCCGCATTGGGTGGCGATACTTTAGATCCAACCAAAACTGACCCAAAAGCTAACAACTCCGATAAGTCGTCTGAAATTATTACCGCAAAGTGGATTTCAATACAGAAAGCTCTGCAGCAAATTAAGCAATATGTTTCTAAATCTAACCAGACAGGTAGTGGAACAACTCCTGTACTTGCCCCTTCTGACCAAAATGTCAACTTAATTAAAACTATAAAAGACCTTGATGGCGATATTGCTACTTACAAAGCAATTTGTCTTAAACTTGATACAGCATTGGCAACATTACAAACTGCTATTGAGGCTAATACCACGTTACGTGACGCTCTTCTTAAACAAATAAAAGAACTCCACCAAAAGTTTTATAATAAGTATTCAACTTATATTCAAGAAGGCTCATGGAACTCCGAAGACTATATCGACCCGAATATATACTACTACGATGCACTGAGCGTTGCATATACAAGCAGTCGCCCGCAGGTTCAATATGATATTGCGGTTACTCGTGTAAGCGAACTCCCAGAGTTTAAGTTCCGTCGATTCCATGTTGGCGATACAACTTATGTACAAGACACGGACTTTTTTGGATATGAACCTTACTTAAAAAATGATAAAGTCCGTACTCCATATAAGGAAGCAGTTCTTATTTCCGAAATTAGTATTAATTTCGAAGAGCCAGATAAGGATACGATTACGGTTCAAAACTATAAGACTCAGTTTGAGGATTTATTCCAACGCATTAATGCAACTACTCAATCCTTACAATTTGTCCAAGGTGGATACAATCGGGCTGCGGGCGTAGTCAACGAGAAGGGCGAATTAAAAGCTGATGTACTTCAAGACAGTCTACTTGCCGCGCAGGATATCGTTACAAAGGCTACAGATGAATCAGTTGTGCAGGATAATACGGGCATAACACTCACAAGCTTAAAAAATCTTGACCAAAAGCTAAAAATAACCTCCGGCGGTATCGTATTCAGTGACGATGGCGGCGAGACGTGGACCACGATGATGAAAGCTGGACAAATTGGAGTTCAGTTTTTGAGCGCGGGTTCGATTTCGACTTCCAAGATTACAATAATGGATGGTACTACACCAGCGTTTCGTTGGGATACAAATGGTATTACTGCTTATTGGAGTGGAAAAGACTACCTTACACCTGAATCTAATCCAGTTTTAAAGATGAATCGATTTGTAAGATTTGACAAATTTGGAATTTACGGGTATAATAATGGTAATGATAATGATAATACGAACTTTGTTCCTGCAAGCGAGGAAGAAGTTCGTAGTAATTCAATGTTCTCACTGACTTGGTCGGGATTACTTATACGCTCAATACAAAAAGACGGTAGCAATAACGTTGTCGGCTCTATTGAGATTAATAATAAGTATGATATCGTTGTTAAAAAGGGAGATAAAGATAAAGTCTTAATTGGTCGATTGAACGACAATGGGAACTATGGTATACGAATTTGTGATGACGATGGAAAACCCGTCTTGGAGACGATTGATAATGGAAGTTTGTGGTTAAGGCAAAGCTTATCGATTGGTACAGGAACAAGCACTAAGGTTAAAATTGGTGTTTTGGACAACGACCAAGTTTTCAATGCAAATGATAACTTTATCGTTAATAAAGATGGTACTGCCAAGATGACAGGCAATTTAAGAATAAAAGGAAAATATAAGGATTTATTGCTGAAAAGTTTTCAAGAGGATCAGCAGTACGATGATTTTTGTGGTACTTTTTTGGTGCCCACAACTGATTTGACCGGCAGTCAATATGAAGGTGTTATTGGTTTTAGTTTTGATAGCAATGGTACAGCCGCCGGTGTTGTACAATCACCCGGCCTACTAATGCTTGCTGGCAATTCGTCTCTTGAGGCCACTGGTACTTATTCAATGAAAGCGTATTCTACTCAAAAGGCGGGCGAGCAAGGAGTAGGTACTATGATTGGCTGTGGCATGCCTCAACCTTATCAAGATAATTATAGCGTATCTATATTTAATTCTTATGATGGTATGAGATTTATAGGCAATAATTATAGTTTAAAATTAAATAGTTATCAGTTGGACTTTCAAGTTGATGGAACCAACTATAAGAGATATCCAGCCAGATTAGCTTTAAGAAATCAAGAGTGCACTGCCAGTTTAGAAGTAGCCAAAAAAACTACTCTTGGTACATATAAAGAGCAAGTGCCTACCGCCGAGTTTTGTTTATTTAATACCCTATCAGGAGAAATAGCTGAACAAACGCCTTTTAGTTCGGCTGACGTTCGAGTAAGAATATCTTCTCATCCAACATTCAGTAATCATATAATTATAAATTTTTATGAAAAAGCCAAGTGGTTAGGAGCTCTTCACATATCAAATACAGAGTTCGTATATGATGCCGCTGGTCAGTAAAAGGAGTTTAAAATGCGTATTCAAAAAATTCTTGCCATGGAAGAGGCAATCAAAAACCTAAAATCTAAAAATCTTCCAATAAAAACTGCTTATCGGCTTCTAAAACTTGCCGAGCTTGTCTCCAATGAAGCTGAAAACTATCGAAATCTTTTCCGCCAAATTCTTGATGAATATGCCGAAAAGAAAGAAGATAGCTCTTATGTCCTTTCCGAAGATGGCGCAAATGTCATCATCCAAAAGGACCACATTCAAGACGCAAATCAAAAAGTCGATGAGCTTAATAAAATTGATGTCGAAATTCCTTATACTTTCGACATAAAGGATTTCGATAATATTGAAATTTCTCTTGAGGAACTGGCCCCTCTAATGGATCTTATCGTAGATGAAGACGAGGCGCCCGTAACCTAAGAAAAATTTGTGCAAATTGCATAAAAAGAAAGAGAAGGTCGACAATAGTCGGCCTTCTTTTTATCTGTTAGAAAACTTATATAAAATTTCTAACATTTACTCCCAATCCTGCCACTCAACCTTGCGCGCAGTGTGGGTTTCACTTGCATATTTACCGATACCAATCGCGTCGGCCTCATCTTCTGTAACAGAAACGTCAAACCAATCCTTCACCAGAAGTTGAAGAGATCTCTTTTTATCAGCACGTGTCTTACCTTTGACTTGACAGTGTGCGCGCCATGTAGGTGTGGGACAAAGTAGAAAATCTATATTCATCTCATAACAAGTTTCCATCAGTATTCCTTGGAGGTGCGCGAGAGTTTTGAAAGTTTGGATTCCAACGACATTATCACTTCCATAAACTTGTTTTCCTCCAAGCTGTTGCATTTGGATATCCTCTATTGCAACGAGGTCTGGTTTCCAATTTGCTATCATTGAAATAAGCCATTTTCGTACGGCATCATCGCGGGCTATTTCTTCGGTCAACGCAGTTTCAAAAGTGCCATACCGAATCAATTTTTTATCATCATATATACTAAATCCGCTTATATAAGTTGCTTGATCAAGTGCTAAAACACGATAGGTATCTTTCTTTTTTGGAATTATTTTTGTTGTTCTGTCATTAAAAATATTCTGTTTACAAACAGGACATTCTTTTTTAACACGGAGCTTTTTCCAAGTTGAATATACGCGATGCCCCTCGGGACACTCAACAATTAGCTCACTATCTAAATTTTTGTATGAATTAGAAATAAGACTCCATTTTTCTTGTTCAAGTTCCGCACGAATTTCCTCAATTTTTATCTTGCTCACGGGAGTCGTTGCCTCCGAGGTCAGAACCGTAACGACTATCGTCTTTGGCATAGATAGAACTTGAACCAAATCCTCCTTTCCTGTCGCCAGCTTCTGTTATCTTTGAAACTTCCTTAAAAGTTGCCTTGGGGACGGCGCTTAGTACTAACTGTGCAAACTTTTCGCCTTTACCAATTGTGTAAGACGCGCCATGAAGAATTGATGTAATAATGGGTCGCCCATTTTCATCGAATTCATAGGTGATATCCTTGATAGGAGGCTCTACATTTTCTATGATAACACCGACCTCATCACGATAACCAGCATCAATCGTTCCCGGGGTGTTGGCTACACGAAGTTTTGTCTTTAGGCATCTTCCACTCTTAGGACGTACCTGCAATTCATAACCAGTAGGAATTGCAATCTTAAAGCCTGTTGGAATCAATTTTGTCTCACCGGGCGCAATCGTATAATCATCAAGAGCATAGACATCCATGCCCGCATCGGTATCATGCGCATAGGTAGGTATTCTTACTTCATCGTTAAGTCGCTCAATTGGAATCGTTATAAGACGCTCTGACTCTGCACCAGCTGTCTCAATTCCATTTATCATAAGGGCAACCATAACTTTAAGGAAATCTTTCTTTTGTTCGCTTAGTTCGCCTATCTCTTCTTCGATAACATTAGCAAGGTCTGCGTAAAAGTCTCTGATATTACCCATATCTCCACCACTGGAAATAAAGCTAATATAGAGGGAGCGGCGCACATTAGTATTCTGTAGGCTGCGTTCGAGTTGTTCAAGAACAACAGGAGCTAATATTGCAAAACGCTCTTCATCAAGGGCAAGAAAAGAACCAAGATTAGCCATCGCCGCAAGCTCATCGGGTATCTCATCTTCCACGCCGTCAACAGTAGTCTTTACTTGTTCATTGTCCTTTGACTCAAACTCAAGAATTTTTTCATTATCCATTAATCCTTTTTCCTCCACTATTTTAATAATTATAAAAAGGCATAATCGCCGAGTCCTGTTTTATCCCTTTCTATATCAAGTATACCAAATTTTTTTCTTCTTTTCAAATTTTAGAAAGAAGAAGTGCGCCCATCAATGATGAGCGCACCCTAATTTTACTGTTCGCCTTTGACTCGAGTTATAATCTCGGATACCGCACTGGAACCTGACATCAGAACAAGAGCAGTGAGAACTTCGCCCGCAGGAGTTATGTTCTCAACAAGCTCGAGAGCATAGACGAGGTCAAGCTTGAAGCTGAACGCAAGAGCGAAAGAACCCGCCGCGGCAATAATCATGGTGATATACTTGCCAAAGCTCAGGTCACTCCAGATAGCCTTGAGTCGGTCGATTACATACCACAAGACAGTGCTCATGGTAAGTATAAGTGTAATCATTTCCATTTATACAACCTCCTTTTTTAGGTTCTATTTATAAGTAGACTTTAGGCTAAGTTGATATGGAATTAACAGAAAATTTGAAGTTTATCTTCTTTTTTAGTATAATATTTATAGAAAGTAAGACAAAATAATATATATAAAAGGAGTTAATTTATGTCAGACGAAACACTATATAATAATGTATGTCTTGCTGTAATGGCGAATCTTCAAGGCTTTTATCGAGAAGATGGTGACATATATTTAGGAAGAATTGATTGGAAAAATAAAAAAGATAGATTTATTTTTATCCAAGCTATATTTTGTAGTAATATTAATAAGGAATGTAAAATTCATGTAGCTATGTCTCCCTATAAGTTTTGGAAGTTAAAAAGATATGCCAAGCGCGGAGACCTAATTCGTGAATCTCCGAGAGATGCAAAGACAGATTACTATAGTAATAAAATAAATAAAATGCTTGAATTTACTCAAAACGCTTATGGCTATACTTATGAAAAAGACGGATTTAATCTTTACGAAAGAATTTATAATGAGTTCTTTTGTTCTCACAAGGAGGATTCTAAAAATTGAAAATAGTAGTAGTTAATGGTAAACCAACGAGCGGTAAATCTACATTCGAGTCCTTGTGTATGGGATTAGGTCGCGCGCATTGTTATGTTTACTCGTCGATTGATTATGTAAAGACAATCGCTCGGCAGTGTGGTTGGAATGGTGAGAAAACACCAGAGAATCGCAAGTTTTTAAGCGATTTGAAAGATTTGTTGACAACTTGGGACGATATTCCGATGAAGAAAGTTCAAGAAAAAATTCAGCAAATTCAAGAAACTTTTACTTGCGGCGACTCGTTAGCAGATAGAGTTGTCTTGTTTGTTGACGTAAGGGAGCCAAAGGAAATACAGAGATTGAAAGAAATGTACGGAGCTACAACTCTACTCATAAGGCGCGCGAGCGTAGAGTTCGAAGAAACTTCAAACCATGCAGATAGCGAGGTACTTAACTATCAGTACGATGTGATAATTGAGAATAACGGAACGATAGACGAGCTAAGAGAGAAAGCCGTTGATTTTCTGGCTTCCCTTTTTGAGGATAGCGCACACGCATAAGTGGGTCAGTTTGTACGGCGGTAAAACTGCATTGTAGGTATTATTGTAAAGAAATAATAAATAAAAATTTGTAATTTTATT